ATCCCATTCTTGCTGGGAAGCATCATTCAGGAAATCTTCCCGAGTATACTCAAATGCAGGACCACACATAATCAGATCACCGAAACGTTGACTTCTTTGATGTTCAAACCACAGAGTTGATTGTATACTCGCTTGCTGATAATGTCGCAAGCATTCTTGAGTTTTGAACGCTCATACCAAATAGTACACAAACCATCGTAAGTTTCAACGCGGATCCTGATGTCTTTCAAGGTGAATTCCCGACGACGAATGTAGAATATCCCACGACGTGGGCAATTGCAACTAGTCTTGTGACAGTTCAAAAAGTGGCACAAGATCGATTGAATTCCGACGATCCACGTGCTAACAGGGAATTATACCATTCTCAATAAGCGAGACCTTATTGAGAATCAATAATATTATATTATTGAGAATAAGACCAATCTTTAAACTGGCACATCAGAAGATATCGCTGTAATCTTTGATGCTAACATTCACATCTTCATCACCTTCTAGGTGTAGGATCTCACGCCAATTGATATCTTCTAGTTCTAGATCATCATAACACATGAGGTCTAGCGTGATACGTACCACGCGCTTTGTATGTGTGTTAGGCATAAGAATCTCGTGCGTGTTTACTTGATTATATCATGCATAATGACGATATGCAAGCGTTTCGTAATCTTGCCCATCTCGTGCATAATCCTCGTCGAGATCTGCATCTTGTGCATAATACTCGTCGAGATCGTATGTGTAATCTGATGCGTATGTATAGTCGAGATCGTAGTCGTCGTACATAATGCTCGTCGAGATTTGTATGATGCTTATGAATTATAGCATAAAGCTCGACGAGATTGCAAGCCCTTATGATGCACACGTCTCGTCGAGATTCATAAGAGTATATATGCATTCTCGTCGAGATTTGTTAAGAAATGCTTATAAGTCTCGTCGAGATTTGTGTGGGTCTCCTGGCATTTTTGCGGCGGTGGCACTTGACAAACTGCGCGTCTTATGATACGCTCGCTTAGCTCACAAGACCCAGAGGCATTTATGAGACTTTATAAGCATTTAGAGAGCATAAAGATCGACCATTTATGAAACCTTTAGAACACCTTATTCTCAACTATATTCTCAATTGATTCTCATTAATTATCACCTTATTGAGAATGTTATAAAACACTAACATATATTTTTTAATACCTTTTTTAATTAAATTTACATTAAAAAACCCCTAAAATGGGGTAATTTGGTTAATTTTCGGTATTTTCACTCTTTCTCGGTCTACCTCTCCGTTTTGGAATAGGATGCTCTTCTTCCACCTCTTCATGGACATTCTCAAGAGTATTCAATGCAATCTCATCAATAATAGAATCAATCAATTGTGCTGTCTCTGTATCCTCTTCAGTCTGTGATGATTCTTCTTCCTCTAATGTGTCTGGGTCAATACCTTGTGCAATTAGACGTTCTCTTTCCATTTTTCTCCACATTACTAATTCGGGAGAATCATCCTGTAGAGCAACATGATCAACAAAACCTACACGTTGCATTTCCTGTTCTGCAACCATTTGACGATGTGCTAATACCTCTTCCTCAGTATAATTTGGTTCTTCAGGTGTTGGATCAAACTCCCACATTGAACCATTCCAATACCAATACAATGTACGACTATCAGGTTCTGGCATTGTCCAACTATACTTTGTTCCTAATTCCTTTTGATGTGGGAATCGGGGACGATCAATTTCTGGATCTGGATTCAGGACCTTTTCCTTAACTTGTTCAAATCCAGATTCTAACCAATCCTGTTCACTAATTGTCCATTTCTCAATTGGGCATGATTCTAATGAGAACCTTACCTTATAAGCAAGGAAACATCCACAATGACGGCAACGTCCTTGTTTACCATCAAAGTAAGGACATTCTCTACAAATATCTAAACGTTGATTTTGAATCTCCTGACTTACAAACAACTTCTCATGTCCATTGGCAAATGCTTCTTTAATCACTTCAAATGTGAACTTTGCCAGATTCTTACCTTGTTCTCCTAATGAAGGATATTCCTGTTCAGCCATGTTTTTTGAATAAAAAATGCACGTATACTAATTATAACACAATTATTGATAAAGTCCTCTGATATTCGTCGTTGATCCACTGACGGTGTAATTAGCACCAGTAATTGCTCTTCCTGCAGTTCCACCATTGAATGCATCAGTACCAGCAGAATTAGTACCCCAATCGGCACCATTGGATCCTCTTTGTCCATCAAATCCATTTCCACCATAAGTTGGGCAACCACCTGGGGATCCTGAATTTGGTCCTTCTGATTGTCCTAATGTCGCAGAATCAGTCCTTGTTAAAGTATAACCCTGACCATTTCCTCCTCCACCTCCAGCACCACCAGGGGCACCAGGAACTGAGAATACTTGTGGATATGTGCATTGACGATAATAGTAGTAATAAGTCGGTCCTTTGAAATACTGGGCACAAATACCATTATTAATACAACCATTATCGGAAGAGGCACCAGCAGAACATCCAGGGCAATTGTTACAATCTTGTCCAGTGTTCTGATTATAATATGTCGTACATTGTCCAGATGATCCTGTTGCTCCTACGGCACCTCTGGATCCACCAGCTCCACCACCCCAGATTCTGGCAGTTCCTCCTACAATGATCTCAACAGGTCCACCAGATGGTGAATTCACAAATAGGGCAGGTCCACCATTATTACCTTGTCCACTTCCACTGCTCTTTAATGCACCAGTTCCACCCTGCCCATAGATATTTCCATTGACCAGAATCTGTAAATTAAATGCCGTCGCATTGAATGATGCTCCATAGGCACCAGTCGAAACATTACCACAGGTTCCTTCAATGAAGATTCTCTTTTTAATGTTCTTTGCCAGATTATTATTCCAGTATACCGATGCATCTAAATTAATACCATTCGCAGATGGTGTTCCTGCCGTGTTTTGATCCGTATTTGATTGAATAATATCATAACGCTTAATCGAATAACGGAATTGCTGTGTCTTCCAGTTTGTTTGTGTCGTTGTAATTGCATCGTTTTCGGTGCAGTTCGGTACGATAGGATTGGTATTATTGGTCGGAAGAATTCTCAATAGTTCTGATGCAGAAATCTTCCCAGGATTCGCTGGTTCCTGAAAATTAGTTCTTAATGATGAAAATGTAATCGGACCAGATGAATATAATGGTGTTGTTGATATGGCAACTGACATCGAAATTGAACGCTATTCTTTCTCCTATTTAGAATTACTCTTTGTATTTTCGGTGTAAGGTACCCGTCCGGTCTCCTGATACATTACCATGTCATACTTGAACTTACATTCCATTGGTTTCTGATTACACAACTTAAGAGTCGAATTGATCGTTGATTGTGTATAGGCATTCGATCCCAGTGCAAAACTGATCATACCTGTCAGAATGAGTGCAGGATAATACACCAGTTTACTTTTCACTGAAACACTGGTACGATTTCCGAGTTCAGGTATCCGTTCTTCTGTACGTGTTGTTCCCATAATGATGCATCCTCAATGTTGTAAAATACTGCTGTTTGTTTTGTTTGTTTGTCCTTTTTCTGTTTGTAGTAGATAACTTGGTACTTCATAATGATCATTCCAATGTCTTATGACCCCTGCGATAATAAAACAATTAGTAAGAAGATAAGAAAGGAATATAAAAGTCCGTACACCAGCAATGTAGTCTGCTTCTCTGTCATTTTTCGTCGCCTTCTCCCCTAATGCTTTCGCCCACCATCTCCACATAGACTTTCTCTTCTTCATAGACAGATTCCCTTGACTTCACATACGTTAATTCATCCCATTGAGTATGATAGCACAGAACTAATAAACGATTGTTCTTATGAATACTACAGGCATTATAGTTCTCTTGTGTTTTAGGTCTTACCCAAGATTCAATCGTGATGTATTGTTGATCTTTAAAATACACCCATCCTTCAATATGATCTTTCCATAGTACATAATCGTTCACCTGTGGTTCATACATACGCTGCCTCCAGTGGTGTTTGCTTTGGGACCATTGCAGAATATGGACTGGTCCGTTCTATACTAACAACGTTTCCGATCGTGTTGGAATTAACTGGGGCATGATAGGTTCGGGTTTTGGTGTTGTAGAATCCCCAGATAGATCGTACAGGAGTGCCCCCGTTATAATCAAACCGAGTGCCATTCCAAATCCAAATAGAAATGACATTTCGTTTGAAGTCTTCATACTCATAACGATAACCTTCGGGTGCCTTGTGTGGGAATTCAATAGTCATCACCATATTCTAATCCAGATTCGGCATTCATCAATTCAACAGTTGTCTGATACCCCTTGGCAATCGTTAGTTCATGAGTCTTTCCGATGTCCTGTAAGGTTTCAACATCGAACTCTGGTGCAGTGATCCAACTAAAACCTTTGCCAAATGTGTTATCAGGATTAACCACATACCAATGACAAGAAGTGTCAGGGACGAATACAGAACATTTCTTCCAATCATTGTCCCATTGAGGTACTTGAACAAATGATAGTGCGGCAAACAGAATTGCAAACAGACTTGAGAACATCATTCACAAAGATAAACTTTTAGATACTCTGGATTGATACCACCAGAGAGTAGTGTATTTAGAACTTCATCACATTGCTCTTTGGTTAGATTGTCGGCAACTGCTTCCCATCCACCAGTGTAGTTTTGAAGAATTTTGTAACGTTTGTCTTCGGTCATGATCAGGTCAGGAAGATGTCAATAACTCTGGACTCTTCATCATCGACAAGTGCAAATTTTGGTGCCTTGACGATGTTAGGCATGACGCGATCTTCATATTGTGGATCAAATGGATTGGTTTCACCTTCATCAAAATTGGTGAGAAGATCAAAGCATTCTTGATCATCTTCGGCAATCACACTGATCATGCCACCATACTCAGAAGAGGGGAACGGAACCCAATAATCAACAAGATAAATGTACTTCATTTGTTTTTCTAAATTACTCCTTAATTTTAGATGAATGATTCAGATTTGTCAACTGACGTTGGAGTTCAACTTGTGCAGGAATGAGATGAGAATATAGAAAATGTTGATACTCATTACCTTCAAGCAGTGATGTCAGATTATCAATCTGCATGAGAGCAAAGATCAGTTTCGTCTGTTCGTTCATACAAACTCAGAAATGTAATAATCAACAGACACATTCATCTCTGCTGCTTGACGTTCAAAGTAACTCTTTGTATATTTTCGTGCTGCTTCACGTCTCACATAGTTTTGGACTTCGACATCAGCATGTTTCATAAAGTCTTCAAAAGCAGTCATAAACTGCTTGATGTCTTCATCGTTCATTTGCACATCCAATGGTTTGACAATAATAGGACTCGAACATGCGATTGTCACGTTGAATTAACCAATAGTTGTAACTCAACATGCCAATCGCAATCAATACACCATAGAACACATACTTCCGTGTCATCAGCAGGCACCATAGAAAGGATTACCAGTTTGGGGCAGGTTTTGATTGTCACCCGTCACCACATAATCATATGCCAGGCGCTCACGAATGGCAACTGCCTTCTCCACACGATTCAGATACTTCTTGGAAACCTGATCCACACCTTTCCAGGAGAGAATTTGCATACACCATTCGGTGCTGATGTCACCGAAAGGAGTTTGGACAGGATAGAAACCGACCAGCATCGTGCCATCCTTAGACTGGAGAGTGGGGAAGTCGATCATGGGGGCGTCCCTCGATTACCTTAGTATTATAGGTCAGAAGGACGGCACCACGTCGTTCCGTAGACCAGTTTGGGAACTGTCCATCCGCTCCCAGACGCTGTAGAGTTTGTTATAAAGTGCAGGCACACTTCCATATTCCCGTGCAATTCTATTTTCCTCACGGAGATTCAATTCCTGCAGTGCAGATAGAATAATGCCCATTTCATGGACATTTAGTTGTACGTTCGTTTCGATCATTGTTTTCAATCCCAACTAACATTTTGCAAAAGAAATCCTGGCATCACATAAGTCCAGGCACCATCATTATCTTGACCACCAACTTTATACTCCCACTTATATTCACGCTTGTTGTAATTATCCCACGTCATGTATCCTTTCTGTTTGTCAAATCGTCCTTTGATGGTGAGACGGAAACGATTCGAAAAAATATTACGAGTGCGAAGTGCTCCACCAACCTCACGGGTTTCTACAATTTTACAGGTATCATAATGTGGATTGCCATTATTCTCCAACATGCAGGGAGTTTCGTATGCGAATGGACGTGGCAACCTAGGTGCAACTGGAGCAGAATTGTATTTACTTTCAGTTGCAGATGGTGTCGCAAATGCTGGTGATGCCAATAGCAACGATGCGATTAGAAAAAACTTTTTCATCCAACTACCCTCCAACATACGGTTGCGTTTCCTTGTTTTGTAGAAGCAATGTGAGCAAATGCAGCATAACTTAAATCAAGGTCAGCATGAGAATAAGGACCGCGATCATTGACTCTTACGATTACCTGTTTGAGATTGTCTTGGTTTGTAACTCTAATTTTAGTTCCCATAGGTAAGTAAGGGTGAGCAGCAGTCCAACGATAAGTATCAAATCGTTCTCCATTTGCAGTAGTTTGTCCGTGAAATCCGTCACCAATTCCATAGAATGTGGCAACTCCACAAGTAAGACCAGCAATCAGTGTTTCAATCATTGTTTGACTTTCATCTCCCAAACATCACGACTCAGAGATTGAACAGCAGAATTCACATTGCTGTCCAGAGAGTGAACTTTGTACTCAAGTTCACCAAGTTGACGATATAGGTTCAGGCACATGAGAGTATTGGCAGCAATACCCACAATGATTGACCAACCAACAACTTTCTCAAGACTCACATTATTCACTCTGTCACCTCATCATAATCAACGGCAAGTTCAAGATAATTGTAACCAATTACCTTACGACCTTCATGGGTAGATGTATTCACAACCACACCATCTTGGGTCAGTTTTTCAACACGACGATTTGCCGCATTGTTCATTTTAATAGTCCAATAATAACTCATGAGATTCCTCCTGTTTTGTTATATTCTATCATAGATCGACGTGCAGAGTAAGCCTCAAATTCGGATGGAAATGATGCAATGGTCCGACCATTATCTGCCCAGTACAGATACCAACGTCTGGCAAAATGTTTGATGAGAATAGGTTTGTCCATCATTCCTCGGGGTAAAGTTTCCAAGTATCGGGATAGATTCCCATCTCTTCACAGCGCACCTCATAGGCAATACGCTGTAAGCAAAGAAGATCCATGGATTCAACTGCTTTCATAATGGAGCGGCGAATCTGCTTGTCTTGAACTGTGTCGGCAATCATTTGATGTCACCTTCAGCGATCAGACCCATGATTTCACGAGCAGTAGCAGCAAAGTTGATGTGATCCTCCAGACCTTCATCGGAATAGACCTTGAACAGATCAGATTCCCTGTAGGTATCCATGATCAGAGCGCAGGCATCATACAGGGCAGCGATGTGATGTGCCTTGGACTGAAAGGAAAGTGCCATGGGGGCGCCCCTCGATTACCTTTGTATTATAGGGCAAAGGAGAGGGGGGTTCAACGACTCCTGTACCACTTGTTCAACTGTCCACCTTCACGATCAGGATCTCATGAGATTCTTTAGTATTGCTCCCACCAGATACAATACGATTATCACCAATACGTGTCTCTCCTAATTGATAGGAATAGTGCCACTCTGGGAAATACTGATCAAAATCTTTGTAGTATTCACGGATCGTCTCACAATTGTTGTAAGACAGGATAAAACTGCCTTTATGGTTGTGCAACAGATCCCTCAGTGTTTCATGATCAAAACCAGTATGATGCACGTCAATATTGCAGTTGGGATACATTCCCTTCAGCATTTTGTTATCGGAATCCTTATCCAAATAGTATGGAGGATCCAGATAAAGAAGATCACCAGAATGTTCTGGGATTACATCAACAAACGATGCCTTTTCCACATGCAGATCTTTATTCTTGTAGGATCTGATGTTGTGGACCATCTTATCCCATTTGGTCTGACTTTCATAGATCTTACTCATCCAACCCAGATACATCGGTCCATAGGACAGATTATGATTGAAATAATAGTATGCTGCAGCAGTCAGATCATCCAATTGGATTGGATCACGCTTATAATAATCAGTGTGCCAATCTTTGAGCATGTCCTGAGTATACTGCCACTGCAGCAACATTTCCTTAATCTCAGCATACTTTTCCTTGGTAGGAGTCAACTCCTGAAGTTTATCTGCCAACTCATGTGGAGAAGACAGAAGAACATTCCAGAAGTTGACCAGGGCATCAAAGATGTCGAACCCATAAACAGGAACGCCAAGTTCAGATGCCCACTTTGATTCTAAACTACCTCCACCAACAAATGGTGAGATGATACGCTGGGGATATGGTAGTCTAGGAATATATTGGGTGATAAGTTTGTATGCCTTTGACTTACCACCAGCATAGCGGAGAGGTGTCTTCATTTAGTCTTGCGATCGATTTTGTACTGCCCAAATGCTTCATGAATAATACTAGGAAGTGCTACACCAGTCTCTTGATAGTTCCACTTAGGATAGCAACCTTCAATAGCATTATACTGCATCAGACAATTTTCTTCAATACCCTTGGCACTCACAGGAACAACCATCTGCTCAGACTTAAAGAGACCAGGAACTTCAACAACAATCGGTTCCATGTAAATCATATAAACTTCTACCTTGTTTCCTTGATCCAGTTGCTCACGCATAAACCAATTGATAGCAAACCGATTGATGCCAGGGTCATCTTGACCAGCATTCAAATAAAAACCCATACAACCTTGAATACCGCTCTTGGTAGAAGATTGACCAATCTTATAGATCTCTCCGTTGACACACAAAATATACACAAGAGAGACATGCTTGTTTTTCAACTTCTTAGGGAAGTTGCTGTCATAATTCAGAACAAGTTTAGTCTTGTAAAGCACATGCTTAGGACCAGAATAAGTATCAGTTCCGTGAACAATCTCACCGACACGAATTGCATTTGGAATGTCAGAAACGTTCATGTGTTTGACTGATTACCTTGTAATTATACTGCCTGCATCAGGCGGTTGGGGAAATGGTGTACCACTTCTGGAACTGGCACATTCAATTCATCATACAAATACTCCAGATATAGGGTTTCTTCTTGCTCCCGTGCCTCTATTTCGTGTGCCTGATGCCAATAGTCCACATCTTCCATACATTCTTTACCATAATACATTTTTCCGCTTCGGAGTCGCAGTGAACCTACTACCCACTGCCGCAGGTGCGTCAGTTCATGTAAAAGAGTTTGTATATACAACTCTTGGTCCATATGGGTATTCAGTTCAATCAGGAAGTGACGGGGGCGATAAGTTTCACCCACAACATCACAATACCCATAAACACACTCACGATTCAGACCACGATGAACAATATCCACCGTGATCTTGTGGCGTGGGAAGAACCTATTCAGAAACCAAGAGGTAACATCCTCACAGATCCGCTTGCGATAACCATATCCAGAATGCGTGATGTAAGACATTGACCCCAGTGCAAAAACCAAATGAACGATGAAACAAACAGGAGTTTTTCTTTAGCAGTCATACTCAACGAGCGTACAAATAAGAACCTGCCCAGTCAGCATTCTCAAGCAACCATTCACGCTGCTCAATGATACGCAGATCGTAGCGAACACCTTTGGCAGGAGACTTCCAAGATGCAGACTTGTAAACCTGACCAGTCTTCTTATCCACAAAAGCATGAACAGAGCGGGAACCATTAGCAACCATAATGATTTTGTGATACTTACGACCCGTTTCAGGGTAGAACTCATAATCACAAATACCTTCTTTCAGTTTAGCAACAGATGCCTTGTGATAGGCAATACCAGTTTCAGTATTACCTTCCAGACGCTTCAGAGAACTCTGATGGGACTTGATGCTATATTCAATGTAGTTCTGGCGCAGTGCCTCACAGAGAGCATAGGTGTGCCCCAGAACTGCCTCTGCGATGTTCTTCCGTGCCTCTGCTTGGGCGGAATACTCAGCGAAGGTGGTGGTCATTGCTTGGTTGCGTATGTGCTTATTATAGGGCACTCAGAGGCGCCCAGAGCGGTCAGTATGCCAGTTCAGGATCTGGCACCCAGTAGTCGTCATTCTCCAAATAACCCATCCAATCTTGGGGGTCTGTATCATACAGGGCAATTTCCCGCAGTTCATCAATCAGTTCAGACAGGTCCATGAGAGAAGCGTTCAACTACTTGGATATTATAGCAGAAAACCCGCCGAGTGGGCGGGTCTTGTGCCAGTTTTTAGACTGCCAATGCACCAGAGGGAATTTCTACACCTTCCAAGTAAGAATCGTGCCAATCGCAAGTATCATAGCACAACCAACCTTCAGATTGAGTGTAGACATAAGCAAACTCTTCACCATTCTGAAGATACTCTGCCAAGTTTGCATCAAGGCGAGGAGGAGAATCTTCACCACGTTGAGAGTAGTATTGGGGACCATAAACACCCTTCACACCAGAACCATCCCAACGCTCATCTGTCCAGGCACAGGACATATCACCACCATCAATCAGTTCAGCGGCAAGAGATTTGGTATTGTAGTGAGTCTTCAAGATACGACCCAACCACTCAGGATAACCATCCCAATGGGAATAAGCAGAGAGAATAGAACCATCAAGGAGTTCGATACCAATCCGAGAGCGGGTTGCCATGAGGCGTTTCGTTGATTACCTCCATATTATAATGGGTCTCCCAGCGAACCAGAAGACCCAGTGTGCCAGTTTACAAACTGGTCTCAGTCATCATACACTCTACACTCTAATGCATCAGGATTGGCATCACAATAAAGTTCCAGTGGTGTAGGATCGTGAGAGTCTTCAGGATGGTGTTCTTTATATGTTTTAAGTGCTTCTAATTCTTCTTCAGTATGTCTTCTCGCCTGTGGAGAAATAGTTGGGTCACTCAAAAGGTCCTCGTCCTTCTGAATATGTTGGTCGATGTTATCCATAGTTTTGTATCATGATGATATATTTATTTTTTTATTCACTCAAAGAACTACCACGCCAGTTCTTTGGAGTGGGTGGATCACACTTCCCTTCCAGACTTTTGACCATTAATTGAGCAAATTTCTCCATTTTTTCTGCAGAAACAGATGCTGGACGATAGGTAATTGCCTCTTTTAGGGCAACAAGTTCGTTCCATTCTTCAGTTGTGAGGTCAGCCGTGCTGGTTTTGGGGAGTGACATAGAGTTTCCTGCGATGTAGTTCAATGTTAGCATTCCAATATAATACTATCTAGAAACTTAATGTTTTCTTTGGGATCATGTTACACTGCTTAATAATGCATCTCTGCAACATATCTTTTTAGGTAATCAATCTTGACATCAACTGATAAAATAATCCTTTCTTTTGTTCCACCATGCACAACAGAATGCTTAAGGGGTCCACCATCTTTGAATGCAAGGATCTTTCCATCTTCCCATGTTCTAGTTTGATCACCAACTGTAATTCTACATCCAGGATCGCATGAGATTCCAAGATGCATTCTCATGTAATTATCAGTCCATCCAGTGTGAGGATTGATAACTGAACCAGGAACCAATCTGCTGATAAAAGAATTATGAAGAACGTCTAGTTCTTCTTCATACTTTCTGAGTATTCCCGTTGTTACTGGACATTTTTTTCTAGAGTTTTCAATGATAACTTTTAGAAATGCCATCTCTTGCTCACTAGCATAAGATGACATAAACTCACCCTCAAACTTTGTTAAAGGTGCTGCCTTCCAATAGTGCTCATATAGATTTCTACCATCAATTTGGTATCGTGGATAATCAAATAACGATAAAGGTGCCTCACAAAAGTTAAGGACTTCTTCTTTAATTACTGGATAATTTTCAATCAGTTCATTATATACTGGAACATCTTCAAAATAAGAGTCCCAAAATGCTATTTTCTTGCTCATTTTAAATACTTCTCCAGGTAACTTAACTTAAGATCAAACGACATAACATATCTATCTTTCTTTCCATTATGGACTACACTATGATAGTATGGACCGCCATCTTTAAATGCTAATATTTTACCATTCTTCCACGTTTTTGTCACGTTTCCTACAGTTATCTGGCATCCAGGATCTTCCACAAGACACAAGTGAACTCTCATATAATCTTTAGAGTATCCTTGATGAGGTCTGATAATTGTACCAGGAGATAGCATACTTAGGAACATATTCGCAAGTATTCCTTCTTTTTCTGGTTTTTTAATAATATTATGAATTACAGGTGTTAATATCCATCGATACTGATCAATTAACATGTCGAGATCCTTTCCTCCCTGCAACTTCTTTACGATCATATTCACTTCATGATGATATGACTCGCTGAATCTGGAGAGAGCTAGAACATCCCAGGTATTATCATACATTCTCACCTTTTGACCAGTTTGTGGATCGGTAATCTTATACTTTGGATAAGGATTCATCCATTTGTAAGAAGATCCACCGACCTTTGGAAATAGTTTAGATTTGATAATGAGTTCCCACTTAATGAATCTCCAATACCGCATAAATGTGCGACATATGGGCTCATCCATCAAATAATCTTCCCAAAATTCTGGTTCTTGTGTCATTCGATGTCAATATATTCTTTCAGGTAATCTACACTCAAGTCAAACGAAAGATAGAGTCGATCTTGGTCCTTACTTTCATTCTTCATGCTGATAAAATATGGACCTTGATCTCGAAATGCCAGAATATCTCCATCACTCCAGGTTCGAGTCTCATCACCAACAGTAATCGTGGCAGCATCATCGTCCCAGGCAAGTCCCAGATGCACTCGTACATATTCTTTAGTCCAACCTTTATGACGATTCACCACACAACCAGGATAAAGTGTGCCGAGGAAAGCATTCGCCAGTTTCTTATCTCGTTCTGCTCTCCAGATCAGATTATGAAGTACAGGTAGACCACGCTTACGCAGTTTCCTAATAGTATCATCCAGACTCAGATCGAGTTTCTTCTCTTGTTCTTCCTTAAATTCAAGGAACTCTGGACTTACAGACTTCTCCTCATCAACATAACCAACAGGAAGAGTTGTCCAGTTACCAGTATACAATGGATTCTGATCTCCAGTATCAGGATCCACAACCAAAGGATTGAAATAAGGAAGCGACCAGTGTGCTGCCATACCAGCAAAATGAGTCAGTTCAATATAAAGTTTATCAAAGTTTTCAATCAATGAAGCACAGATAGGTTCCTTTCCTTGCTTCAGTTTAAAATCCCAAAATGCAGGTTCTGTCATACTTAAATCTCCACTTGTAGTATTATATCACACTTCGATGACTTGACTGATACACTTACCACCAAAGGCAAATGAATTGTTGAGAGTGCGAAGTGTTCGGTTTGGTAGTTCTAGATTCTCCTTGACAAGACATTCTTTTCTGTCAAGTGAACATTTATTTAGGTTCTGGATGTGAGGGATGACTCTGTTCTTCATCGACTCAATTGCATAGATTGTTTCAAGAATACTAGCAGCGCCGATTGTATGCCCAATCTTACTCTTTGGTGCATAGATTGGAGTCTTATCAAGAACATCCGTGATTGCCATATATTCAATCGGATCACCAATGAATGTGGAGGTTGCATGACCCGATACAGCATCAATGATCATGGGCATAGGACTATGCATATCAGCGTTCTTCAGCGCCTTTGTAATCGCTATCTTGGCGCCTCTGGCATCAGGTGCTGGAGCAGTCATATCCAGGGCATCAGACGCCATTCCAGCGGGGTATAGAGTGGCGTGAATGGTGCTACCATACTCCTTTGCCTTCTGACTGGATTGTAGGATCAGGCATCCAGCACCATCACCCATCATGAAACCTTCACGCTTGTCATCAAATGGGCAGTTATAGTTTCCAAGGGCACCAAGTGCCTGAAAATATAACATCAGTTCCACGTTCACATTATAGTCAGACGATCCAACCACAACATATTCATATTCATCACACAGGCGTTGAGCATACTCCATGGTAAACATTGAGGTTGCACATGATGCCAACATGGAAACAGATGCTCCCATGAATCCATAATGTCCACACAGGTGAGATGGAATCATATCAGGCAGAATGTTTACCAGTTTCCGCAGATTGATTCGCTTGTTATTATACAAATCATTTACAATCTTGTTACCTGCCTCATAGGAATTAGAAGCAGATGAAAAGATCACGGCAACTTCCTGCTGTGGTTTCAGACCAGACATCTTAAGTGCCTGCTCTACAACATGGAATGCAAGAAGTTGTGACCTTGTGTAGGTTCGCATCAATTTGGGATCAAGATCTGGCAGTTGTAGAGTTTCATAGTCTACCATCAGACCCCTGGTGATCTTTTCACCCCGTTCAATCATGGGATGAAAATCCACAGAATAATCTACATCATCCAAAAACCTTGGAAAACAATCGCTAGGATTGTTACCCAAAGCGTCAATCATTCCATAACCAACAACATGGACTGGATTAACCATTACTCGTCATCTCCACGATTAAAAAATGTACCAAAGAAACCAGAATCACCTGGTTTTCGGTTTTCGAGTTTGTCAAGCAAGGAATCTGTAGTCTGTAGAGATTCAATACGACTGATTAGATCAGCGATCACACTACAAACCATCGGACGCTCTTGACGTGCAGCATATGCTAATGCATTTCGCAGAGATTGCTCTGCTTCCTTTAACGATTCTTCAACAGATTGTGATAGTGCCATACTTCAGGGTTCTCCAAGTCTTTACAACGGGGGTAGAAAATGCCATCACGATAGCAGGCATTTTCGGGGTCTTGTGGATCATATTTTGTCACTTTTGCTGGATAATCTCTAATATTACAGAGTTCTCCTTGTCTGTGTAGGTAATTATCAAGGCATAAACCGCCAACAAATGGAGCAAGACCTTGTAGCATATAGAGTGTATACATCAGCACTCATCAGATCCAAGTGGTTTAGTAGATTTACGAATGGTATAAGAACCATCGTTGTTATCAATCCAATGGACTGCATCACCTTCTTTGAGGTCTGCTGCTTCTAACAAGTCTTGTGGGAATGAAACAAAGTATTCTGTTTCATCAGTATCCATATCCTTTGCTTCTTGAACAGGAAGAATCCATCGGGTCACAACATCTTTTTTGACTTCTGGTGTCCATTCATATCCACCTGCTTTACGGATTTCTTCTACTTGAGCATCAAGTTCTGCTTTATCACACATCGCATCAAGTTCTTCATCAGTATATCGCACACTACTTACAGTCGTGCCCCAATCTTGAGAAAGATACTCTAAGTCACTATGTCCCCAAGGAGGCATACAATCTTCTTCTAATTTTTTATTTTCTTTTACTACAGTTTCCTGCCAAGCAAGTTTAAACTTCTCATCAAACTCGCTCAGATAATACTCAAGAAACTCATACGCAGCAGACATCATAGTTTCTGCTTTATCATACTGATGTTCTTGAATTTTATCGATCGCAGCGTCAATAATCTCACGAGCGGAACAAATCTTGGATGTTACCATCTCAAGATCGTTCATTGTGTCCCATACTTTACTTACCATGACGTTTGAGTTCTTCTTCAATTGCTTGCTGTACTATAACTGAAACTTCTTTGGATGTCAACCCATTCAACCATTTCCAGTTTGGGTCTTCTGGATCCCAGTCCATTGTGAACGACCCATCCTCATTCTGTGTTATCTTAAGACTATCAGCAGTCATCGCAGTCAGTATCCTTGTGTTTCTTACGAATTTTTTTAAGTTGTTTGAGTTCTTCCTTAATCATTTTATAAGCAGCATCACTATCAATCTTATCACCTATTTCTAGAGCAACAATAATGTCCACACGAGTTCCAAAATGTGCTAGTGCTTTTTCAAAACAATCTAGATCATACATTGTCTTTAGTCTCCTTAATCCATTGTTCTGCTGTCAAAATATCTATGCGAGCATCAACAGCATCAATAGAATTCATCAGTTCATACAAACAATTAGATGTTTCTACGTTTTCTGCTTCAAGTGCAGTAATTCTATCCTGAAGTTCAATCAACTTTGAATAAGTGTCAATTTCTTCAACAATAAGTTTTTGTGAAGGAGCAAAAAACCAATCAACAAATCGCCTAATCATCATAATACACCTACAGATTTTAGATAGTTACGATAACTCATATATCGTCTTATGCTTGGTTGATTCTTCACATCTAGTTGATGGCAAATTTCACAATAACACAACCACTCATACCAGGGTGTGGTAGGATCTAACTCATGATATGGGTAATCAGAGTTTTCCACCTACTTGCCCATCATAAGTTTTGGTTTCAGGCCAACCTTCCTGCCGTCCTTTAAGATAAAAACGGGTGCCTGATATACATGACTCTTCAGTGAGAGCCGTGACCAATCCTTTTCCTTCAAGGTCTGTTGAATCCCATAGTCCATACTTTTTTTTCTCAACATAAAAGCAATCGTCAATTAGTTTCTTTTCCATCTTTGTTTATGTAGGGATGAGGTGCATAAAGAGGACCAGGATAATTTCCAGCAAACTTTTGATACGCTTTAAGTGCAGCAATTACCTCTGGGGTCTCCTCCCAGTTCCACTCATTACCATTTTTGTCAGTAAAAGTTCTTAAAGTCATAGAGTAATCCAGCGATTGTTTTTAAGTGTCCATTGAGTTACTTCTGCGATACGTTCTCTAACAGACTTAGAAGGAACCCATCCCAGTTGCTTCATTTTATCACCATCAAGGGCATAACGCAAATCATGTCCAGGACGAGAAGAATGAAAATCTACCAAATCATACTTCAGTTCTTTTCCTTGGGCTTCGGCAATGATTTGTGCAAGTTCCAAGTTATTGAGCTCTTCCGCTCCGACAATGTTAAACTTAGGACACTTAGCATTACCCCAAGTAGGTTCGAACTTACCCTCATAATTTAACAGAAATAGAACAGCAGATGCGACATCTTCGGCATGAATGTAATGGCGAGAACCAGGAATCGTTCTGGTAGAATCACTATGAATCGTCACATTTTCACCATCACGAATCCGTTTGATGCACATCGGAATATACTTCTCAGGATGTTGACGCTCACCAAACACATTCATTGTGTGGGTGATGTAAATTGGAAGATTATATGTATTTTCATAAGCAACAGCAAGTTCTTCACCACCTGCCTTGGTTGCACTATAAGGATTAGTCGAATTATAACGATCATTCTCCTTATATTTGATTCCGTTTGGTGCAGGACCAAAAACTTCATCAGTACCAAAATAGACAAATCGTTCCAGATTATCTTTCTGAAGACGTGCAAATTCAAGAATGTTACAGGTCGCAACAACATTATCCATGACAAATTCCATGGGATAAAGAATGCTACGATCAACATGAGATCCAGCAGCAAGGTGTAGAATGTAATCTACATTACCAATCTCAGAGCGAACCAAAGGATTGAGTTCTGCCTTCAAATCATGGTGAACAATCTTCACACGCTTACGAACTTCAGGATCAAATGAAAGCATCAGATCGTGAAGACGATTTAGATTTCCACTATAATCAAGACGATCAAGTGTGATCACTTCCCAATCAGTTGTCTTGAGAATTTGTCCAATCAGATGGTGAGCAATGAAACCTGCACCACCAGTAATAAGTGCTCTTTTAGTCATAGTCATTCTTCAAATTTGTAACTAAGTTTAATATCTTTTTTCTTTAGTTTGTAGCGATCAATGTGCTTTTGTCGGTGTGCTTCTGATTCAAAGTAACATTTGCGAGTCTCATTCCCTTCCTTATACACAAGTTTCCAAGGGAATCCGTCAAAGGGGAATTCTTCAGTGTGTTCCATTAAGTTGGTTGTTCTCTCCGTTGAGTATACACTGAATCAAACAATTCGTCAAGCACTTCCCCACACTCAACATAAGTTTTAGGGTCATATGTACTCTGTTCTTGATAACGGCGAACCGCAGTATAAATGAGTCTATATTGTTCAGATGTAAAGTCCATTAGAAAAAAATCCTCCAAATACCATCACAAAGTAATCCATGTCCTTGCATTGTAATTCTCCTTTCATTTTCTTCAAGAGATATGAAAGGTGCAATCTGATGAAGCAATACTCCTTTAAAGAAGAAAGATTCTCCAAGATTATATGATACCACACTATCTGGTGGTCTATGATTTAGATACTCTTGATAGTGACTTAAACCCCTGACATAATCAGATAGTTCTTTATTCGTATCATATTGTTTTAGTACAGATTCATCCCATATTGCTAATCCACTACCACATTTAGGAGATTCAAGAAGCAATGTCCAGGTTAATGAATTATGAATTGTTACATCCTTGAATTTTGCCCATACCATCCTTGCTTTTTGATGTGCATATGGTCTATCCTCATGAATTTTAAATAAAGGTTTTTGACTCAACTTCATTGTGAGTTTATTATTTAATTGTCCAGGAGGGTGCCCAAGTACATGAAACCCAGGATGACCAAGATCATCTATAATTTCACATGGTCCTATCTGCTCAGTAAGTTTTTCAATGACAAGATCATAAATCCATTCGAAATTCTTTTTCAAAATTGGATTCATTTTATTCATCTGGGCAGTATATCTTTCAGAATGAGTCATTCCTTCTTGATAACTGGTGGACCCTATGGTATAAAAATCCCAGGGTTCTGGTTCTCTCCTGACCCAATATTCATAAAGGTCATCAACAATACCTACAGCAGTTTTACATTGTTCATCATTGAGAACTTTTATAAATCCATGTCTTTTCATCGACCAGTAATATCTGCATAGTCTTGAAGTTTACCATATCTAAAGTGTAATCTCAAGCGGGGCCAATCTTCCCACTTACCCTCCCATTCAGCAGGATACACTTCGACATACTTGGTGATATGATGTGGTTGAAATTTGCCATGCTGACCAGTTGGAATCCATTCAAAGTTTAGAAACCTTGCTGTATCATTATATCGCTCATCATCCTCTGAGATTGTCTCAAAGGTATGTGTGCCATTATAACTTGGATACCACAACTGACCACTGGGATCTAACCAGTAGTCAGTCATTGTACCACCAATACCCTCTTCGATGTCTTTGGTTTGGCACACTACATTAGTGAACTGCTTACCCAAATCATAGGATGATCTAAAATAATCAAACATTCCCATTCTTATTCTCCAAGTGTATGAATGACTGGTTTTTCGTGTGCTAGAATATGATATAGATCTTTATTTTTTGCTGCTGATACTGGAACAAACTCCGTCTCTGGATCAAACTCATCATCACGAATGGCTTGATTGATGACAATAGAACCATCAGCACCAGAATATGAACGATGGAAAGTCATTTTAGGGATGACTAGAGCGCCTGAACTGCGATTTAAATGAACGATATGGTAAGGGTAACGCCATTCTGGATTGACAAGTTCAAATGTGCGAAGTCCAGATAGCACACGATTGTGGTCTATCTGGTGATAGTGAATATAAAATTGTTTGGCGCCTACAATATCATCTGGTGGTGAGATAGCAGCACCAGTATGACATACAAGGTCTTGTGCATTAGATCCATCTACTGAAATATCATAGAATACAACCGCTTCTGTTTCACGGAATACTCTGTGTTTTTTGAATTGAACTTCGCTCATTAGTCGTAAACGTTTTGCTCCTGTTGTATTCTATCTAGGTGATGGTAAATCGTCTCTTGAGAGTACTTAAATTCTTCAAATCTTTGTGGATTATTTTTCTGCATTTTGGTAAGCATATTAATCCATTGATATCGACTATCAACGACCCAACCATAACGTCGTTCGTCTTGCATCATGTCGTAAATGGAAATCATTGGAACCCCTTCGTTTTCTTTTTCTTCTGTGGAATGTCAAGAACTTCAATGTGACTTAAAAAACCAGATGGACTATTCCACCAAGTTAATTGAACATCTTCAAAGTTATCAAAAATAACTTCTTTACCATTTGTGGACACCAACTTATAGTGATGGCGATCATAAGGTTTATCACAAGTTTGTTTAAATGTTTCAGTCATTTTGGACAATGTAAAAAGTATTTGTATTCGGCAAGGGCACCATAATGCCATTGTACCACATCACAATCCTTATACTTACTCACAACATTGTAAGTGCCGTGATTGGGTTCAGGTTGTTCCACTTTTGTCTCTGGTTCTTTGACATCCAATGCTACACCCACCATATAAAATAGTGAGAGAGATGCCATACCCAATACTACTCCAAGTATCACGGCACGATAATAATCAAAGTTTCTCATTGTTCTTTAACAACACAAGACGAAGTACATTTGAGATCACCAGAAGACCCAGACACTGTAGAATTATGTTGAGGTGTCCTCTCTGGTGTTAGATTATAGGACACAATCGCAGAAATGAAAAACGCAAGTGCGGGAATCGCAACATATTGAAGATAAGTTTTACTACTCATAATGCTTCTACCTCATCAGCAATTTTATTTAATACATCAACAGGATGTTCCAACTCACCCCAATCGGTACAAAGTCGGTCTGCTGCTTCACGAATCACACGAGCAATCAACTTCTGTCTATCGCCACTTTTAGGACGCATAGAAAGTTCCATCGTTGATTCCAAGATTTGTAGGGCTCTGGTAGTCATTTTAATCATCCCAAGGTGCTTTACGACTTAATACTCTGGCAATCTTTTTATCATACTCTGGTGGTTTGTTAATTGCTTCTACCAGTTTATCATATGCTTCTTCTGAAACATAAACAACTGGTGGTTTTTGACCTAATCTCAACTTACGTTCTGGTGAAGGAATGTGTCCATAAAATACATCATCATAAGGATAGATGTAGTCATCATACCATCCAGATGATAGTGCCTCCCAGAACTCATCATAACTATATTCATCACCTGCAATATAACAATCCCAGGCATACAGAAAGTCGTGGAAACCTTCAAGGAATAGTTCCCATTTTGTTGGGTTTTCAAATCTCACGGGGTCTCATCACTCCAATAATAACGCAGTTTATCACTATCCGCAGAAATATTCAAGTGATAGATTTTATCATCTTCTGTATAAACACCAATCCAAAGTGTGCGTTCATTCATACTTTCAAGATGAAACATTTGAATGTCTTGAAGCACAATTTCGTCTGGATTTTCTTGAAATCTACTCATTTCAATACCTCCGTTACAGTTGCTTGACCATACTCTTCAATCTTCAAGAGTTCCATCACATAACCCTCAAAGTCAGTTTCATCCTTCTCATAGATGACGTGACCATGATTATTATCACTCTCTGTGTGATTATCAAGGTAGTCACCAATCACCAGAAAGATTGCCGCAGTTCGTGCCTTATCGTGTTCTGTTAGGTGCTGATGTGGATGTGCTACGATATTCATAATCGTGTTGAAGAGTTCTGCTCTGGTATAAGAGAACGCAGGTGCTTCTTCGTTCAGTTCATAAGGGTTTCTCATCTCAACCAACTCCATATGCTTCCAGAATAGCACGGGCAAGAGCAATAGCCAAGTCCTTCTGTTCAATACTTATATCTTCACGAGCACCACCAGAACAAGAAGTAACGAAGATACCACCATTATCTACTGTGAGTTCTACTCGGTGAGTTTCATTCTCATCAGCAGGATTAGTCCAAGTAAAGACATCAATCTTACTGCGGAGCACATCAGTTCCAGGAAGTAAAGTGTAAAAATTACTCATACCAAGCTCCTCAATACTTTACGAAGAAACTGAATAGAACCATAAAACTCTTCACCATCTTGCCCACCAATCACAATCCAGTCAATTTCTTCTAGTGCAAGTTGAATTCGTTGCTCTCTTGTGAGGTCTTCAAAATCTTTTTCAGCAAGTTCTTTTCTTTCAATCGCAGCAAGATGTTGGAATGCTTCCTTATTTTCTTCCATAAGGTTCCTTGCGATGTCTAATACCTTTTCTTCTTTTTCTCTTCGTGCTGCTTCTTCAAGCATTTCTTCGTGAGTCATTTCTTTAACCTCTAATTTCATTTCTGGAGTTTGGATTTTTCCCCAAGAACTACCATCAATTGCGAAATTTTCTTTTCCTTTATCATAGAACCTCAACTTACCATCAGTCATACATCCCACTCCCTTGCTTCCCAGTCCATCAAGCACATTTCACCTTGCTCCTTGTCTGTGTAGTTGTCGTAGGCATATTGTCGGCACTGGTCTTCTGTGCCCTCAAATAGCATTTCATACATCTTGTGGTCTCCATCATAGGTAATTTTATAGAGTCCCCACTCGTCGTAGCAATCAGGGAAGAACGGCATCTTTGTTTCTCCTATACCATTCAAGATTTCTGGGTGCCCCATCAATTATATCACAACTCATCTCAAATGCTCGCCAGCGGAAAGTAAATCCACACAAACATTTACTACCAATATTCACAATCAGCATGGGGAAGATTTCCGTGGCAGGATATTCATCCCACTGTAGGGTGAAATCAAACAGAGCAAACTTGGGGGATGTGAGAACCTGAAAGAACCATTCGTGCCCGTAGTCCTCATAGTGTTCGGTATCAAAGAGTTTCATCGTAATTTACTTTTGATGGTTCTAATACATTCATTCCATTTATAACTGTTGGTATCGTGTTCTTTCGGCAACCAGTTTTCAATACTCTCAACAAGGTCCATAATGGTGGGGGTTTTATCCATATATTCACCATCACGATCTACTGGTGCTGGATTATTACAGAATACATCATCCCACCAGTCGGCAATCACATCATAGAGTTTTTGTTCATTCATCTTCATCTTCCTCATAAGGGAACATTTCATCATACTCTTCATCAGTCAGAGTAAGATACTGAACATTAGCGTTCTTGTGCTCTTCGGCATACACTGACTGATAGTGTGCGAAAGAAGATGGGTCAGAACTAGCGTATTCTAGCAGACCATCAACAAAACAAAGGTAGTTCATAATACCTCCCAATCACATTCCCAGTTACAATCGTTGCTTACATTAACCCAGAAGAAGTATTTCTGGTTCTCTGATGCGAGAAACATCATACCATCTCCCTTATCTTGCTCTACAATACAGATGGGGTTGTTGCCCATCATATTAGCAAGACGATTCTTAGCCTTGCTACTCTTTGGTTTTACGGTCACTCTTCGCATTTCAATCTTTTACCCCAGTTTCAGGACTACCATCGGGCCAAACATCATCAAGTGTAGTATCTACTTCAAATCCTTCATCTTCCTTATCAGTCAGGACAGTTCCCATAGGACCTTTTTTCAGTCGTGCCCACTCTTCTTCTGCTTGCTGCATATCATCAAACTTCTTCCTCAGGTCTTCACCCAAAGTCAGTTCAAACTCATCAGCAACTTTACGCATATCTTCTTCTCTTCGGTCCTCACCAAATGCGACACCACAAGCACCTCTCATAATGTTGATCTCATCGTGACCCATCGCACGGGCAACAGTTGCAAAGAAGCGAAAAAGTTGATGAACATTAAGATCTTCAGCAGGAACCTGAAAAGTATAATGCTCTTCAGGCAACACTGAATCATCAAAACCACTGCTATAATGAGTGGAAGTCCACTCAGTATCAAACTGAACTTTAAGGGTTGCCTTGTAAGTCATTGGTCTGTTGCGTATGAAAGTATTATAATGGAAATTCCACCCATTCTATGAGTGAGTGTGCCAGTTCCTCAAGTGTCCTCATCATCTTCATCATCAAACAAATCTACATCAACACCATCAGTAAGTTCTTTTATTCTATCAAAAAAGTCTTCATCAAGTGGATATACTTTCTCTTCACCTCTATCAATACGATCACACATTTCCATCAGATACTCAAGAAATTCTTTGGGATAAGTTTCATCTAGGTTGATACTCGTCCAGAACCATTGATAACACTCTTGGTAGGGGTCATCATCATCCAAGAGAGCATATCCCTCATAGTTTCCACTGATAAGGTCTCTCCACATCTTAAAGTTATTCCACATCTCACGCCATCCAGTTTGGAAGCAGTGACCGAAGTAATACTCAATCCAGTTCATTTTTTTGGACATAGAACAATTCATCCCGCCAGTTACGACCTGCAATATCAAAACTAAATCCTAACTTACCAAGAGTGAATAGAAATGAGAATAATCTACCATATCCCATAGAGATTTGTAGATAAGGCCATTCTATCCAGTTACCATACTCACCAAAGTCAATTGCGACTTGAAGAAGTGCATATCGTTCGGTTAGAAAGAGTGAAAAGTAGAACTCTTTACCGTAGTCTTCTCTGACTCCCCACTTTGCGACTTGAAATAGTTTCATTCTTCCAATTCCTGTGCTAGTTGTAGCATATCATTTTTATCAAGAACAATCAAGTCATTTTGAGCAGTATAAAACTGAATGTTTTCAGCAGCAATACGCAAAACAGAAGCAATTAACTTCTCTTCGGTATCAGCACCAGCATTTCGTGCTTCCCATATTTGATTCATTAATGATTGAGATCGTTCAGTCAATGTACTTTCCTCTTTTTTAAGTAATGATGGTTTTCAGAATCAAAGATTGTCCATTTTGCTATTTTAAGACACATTAGCACAGTTTGGTGCTCTCTCTGATACAAGTCCCAATCTTCTTTAAGTTTTGCAGCGTGTCTTCTACGATAGGCACAGCACCAAACATTTTTATAAATTTGTGCTTTTTCGGTTAAAGTCATCCCAAACTTCTCAAAAAATCTTTGTCAATTTCCTGATCAAAACAGAGGCAGTATCTTGGTGTAGATAATTCATTTTCTACTTTATGGCGAATTCTACCCCAAAAGAACATGTGTTGATTGTTTACGAACAATCTTTTCTCTGCTTTTTCTCTATTGTTACCAAACATTAGATAACATTCTTTACCTTCTTCCTGACGAACATCAAGTCCCCAGAGACCACGAATAATTGCTAGATTATCACGTTCTGGATCTGGATCAAGATGCCAACCAATACCTTTACCAGGACCAACCATACTAATACCAAATCTTCTCTTAATTCCAGCCTCTCTCATTGTTGATGTGAGAATAGGAAGTAATTCAGAGTTTTCTCTGTGATATCCAATTTTTTCTTCTTTAACAAAAATTGGATCTCCAAAGTTTTTGCCAATAATTGTGGGTGCTATTTTAACAAATGAGTCCCATTCATCATCAGTGATTAGTTTTGCACTAAAGGGATCTCTACACTCCATAAAGATCGGAGCAATTTGCCAACCAGCATAAGCAATTGCAGTATGACCAGAATACCCAGTATCATATCCCCAGTTACACCAATAAATCTTATCGAAATTGTCAAGAAATTCTTTTTGAATCTCTTCAAATCTTTCCTCAACAAGTTTAAGTTTTGGATTTAACTCCTCAAGAGTAAAGAAACGATCTATTTTATTCATAGCATACTTCTAAAAAATACATTTGGTTTATTATTAATGTGTGCAAGACTTTTAGAGGCAAACACATCCATTGCTATCACTGTTCTTGGTTGAGACATCATATTCTCAACACGATGAGTAGTATTTGAGTCAAAAGTATAAAACTTATTGTTCTCAAACAATTGAGTTTCTACATTTCCAGATTCATCTTTCATTTGAAAGATCGAATATTTATCTTCTTCTACTGGAACATCAATTCCCCACAAAACACGATAGGTATTCAATCCTCCACCACCATAATCCTTATCACAATGCCAATCTAATGAAGCTCCTGGATGTAATACGTTGATTCCCGCAACTAATACTGCTTTAATGGAAGAAAGTGTTTGACATAATATAGGAAGGTACATTGCATTGCATGGATGAAATACTCCATGGTAACTCAATGCTCCCATATGCCATCCAATATCACTATTGGTTTGCTTGGCATCCAAATAACTATTGAATTGAATTGGAAATCCTCTTTTATTTTGTGTAATATATTCCTTTTGTTGATCTGTAAAATCCCTAATTTCTAGAGATTCTCGATTTGTGACAAACTCATCGTGAATTGAATCAAAATTGTCGGATAATATCTGCAATTCTGGTAGAATCTCTTTATAGTCTAAGAAGAGAGACATCTTACAACCAATTAAAGTTTATATTTGCTCTATATTTAGAATCAGAAGTTGTACTAGAATTGTGCTCGTCATGGGCATCAAATAAAATCAATCTATTTGCAACACTATCAACTTTAGTGCCATCAGACATCCGTGTGAATCCGTCACAAGTATTCAAAGAAAATATTGCTGCTTTATGTGAAAAATCGTAATCAGAATGTTTAGTATGTTCTTTTATATTTTCAGTATTGGGATATAGATTTGCTTTAATTCTTAACCAAGATCTTAATGGATTTTCTTTATCAAGTTTTGAAGCAAAAATTTGATTTAAAAATTGAAAATGTCTGCTATTAGGAACGTTAGAAATATAAAAAACATGTACAAAATAGGTTGACCATATTTCTGATTCTGCTTTTACATGTGTCACACCATCACTGAAGAACCATTCAAATCCTTCTTCATTATCAAGTATCAAATTAGAAATCTGTTTAAACTCATTCTTATCTAAAAAATTATCAATAACTTTATAACTCATACTGATTTCAATCCATTTAGAACTTCTTTAAACTTTTCGGCACGACTTTGATGCTCTGCAGCATTCTGCCCAAGCACATCCACAATATCTCCCAGAATCACATCCGCAGGAGCATCGGTATCAAAGTATTGTTGGATTGCTTCGGCAAGATATCGCCGCCTGGTCCACTCTACGCTGTAGGGTTTGTAGTCCATAATGAAAGAGTTATATATGGGTATTATAGGGTATCTATCCCTGTTCGTCAAGTCCTAAACATTTCTCAAACTTATCTCTCATCTCATTAATCTTGACCTGATGCTGAAATTCCATAATGTGGTCCTTTATTTCCTTCTCTTCATCAGTCAGTTCCAAACGATATTTGAGTTTAACATCAACAAGACGTACCATTTCCATATAGAACTCGGTGCCTTTATGAATAAACTCGTCGTATGTCAATCTCTGGTCCTCCAATCAGTTTCGTCTTCATCACGTTTAAACCAATCATGTAAGTCATCTACACTATCAAAACCGCGACGACCAAATCGTTCATGACCTAAACCACCAATATCCAACTGATTCATAAAATCATCTAAGTCACCCTCAACCATATCAGGGTTTTCTGCTCTTCTTCTTGCCTGACGAAGCATTGTACCAGCAGAGCGGTTTGCCTTGGCAAGTTTCTCTGCCCAAATCATATCTTCAAGACTGACTTCTTCGTGTAGAACGATCTTTTCACAGATTGCTTCCAGTCTCAATCTATATTGTGTGGATAACATAAGTCTTTCCAGATATAGTTTATTTATTTTTAGATTCTAATTCTTTCATCAACTCTTTGGCAAGTTGATTTGAGCGTCTCCACATTAAATACTTGACAATCGGATTGCGTGGATTATTCTTTATCCACCAGATTTGTCTTACTATCTTATTTTTTACAATATCAAAAATATACACAAAAGCATCAGCAACATTTCTGTCGCTGATGATTACATAAGCAATGATAGCAAGTAAAGCAAACCAGGCGTAGTAAGTCATCGTCTTAGAATTTTTAGATATTCTAGCACATGTTCCCGAACTGCCATGAGTTCATTGTAACATTTTTGATTGTGAGCACACTGACGAAGTTCGTGGTCTGGTTTGTGTACACTTTCAATAAACAAATCCAGTCCTCGGTTCCATTTAACGTCTTGTGCTTCATCCATAATGTTCAATGTAATTGTACTATTTAACTAAAAAATTGATCGATACTTGTAGTCTTTTTCTTTGATGCATTGACTTGCTTCAAGATGTAAGACTTTGCCGATGAATAATTGTTAGCGGTGTGAACTTGCTGCCCGTTATGAATGATAATGAATTTTTTACCAGTCCAGGGGACAGCAGCCCACATTCCGTCTTTAGTCACATAACCTTCTGGATCTCCTGGTTTAGGATCAAGGACACCAGGACGAGGAACAAATGGTTTGAGAAAGTTTTCGCTCATCCGAATACTGCAGTGACACCAACAACTTTAGCAGTAGGATTACGTGCTAGAGCAGTACGACGGGCATCTTCATAGTCCCGTGCTTCAACAATTTCATCAAAAGTGCGACCAGCGACGTAGAGTTGGACTTTGCAGCGCATTAGGGGGTTCCTCCTTGTGTGTGAGTATTATAGCAGAAAAGTCAGCGCCTGACAATGCTGATGGCAGGTTGACCCTGTTGGAATACGGTGTCTACGACCGCCTGAACGCTCTTGGCGGTGCTGATGCCCACCTTGTCATAGACAGGCACACAGACCAGTCCAAACGTCTTCTGGGCGCCCCCCAGGCGGATCACACGCCCGATGCTCTGGGAGATACCGATGTAGTCCATGTTCCGCATGAACAACACTGCCTCCAAACCAGACACATTGATACCCTCAGACAGAATGCTGTGGTGCAGAACCACAAACTTCTTAGAGGAGTCTTTGCCCCAGGCATTGAGAGTATCAAAGAACACCTCACGATTAACCTTCTGACCATCAATCACGGCACCAGTCTTGGAAGTAATATACATCCAAGAATATCCACGCTCCTTGAGGTCAGAGCAGAAGTCAGACTGAGAGACCAGATTGACGATCTGTTTGGTAGAACGAGCACAGATCAGAATCTTATCCAAACCATTATCATCAATCGTCTCCAGCAGATTAGCAGAGTCACGATCAGCAATCATCTGCTTGTCCTGAACCATCTCAAGTTGCTTCACGACAACTTTAGGGGGCAATATGTATCCTTGATCCACCAGTTCGGGAGCAGGGACATTACAGATCACTTGACCATAAACCTCGGGCATGTTCATCCCAGGTTTGGAAATCGTAGCAGAATGCTTAGGAGTAGCAGTGAAGAAATAACAGCGGTCAGCAACAGAAGAGAAGTGCTCCGTAGCAGGGAAAAAGTTACGTTGGACCGAGTTGTGTGCCTCATCAAAATAAATGGTATCGACATGAATATCTGCCTGCTGCAGACGTTGCAGGGAGTTGTACGTGGTGAAGATAAGTTTATGACCTTGAGTTGCTTCTACCCAAGTGCGGATTACATTAGGACGAGTGCTGCTGAAGTGGTGCGTCTCACCGCTGTGAACGTGAAGAACTTGTGCGTTGGTGATAAACTCAAGAAACTCACTAGATAACTGCTCTGCCAGCAAGATGCGCGGGCAGCACACTACAATGGTCTGAGGAGTATCTTTCAGAAACTGACGGATGGCATCGAAGATCATCGTAGGAGTCTTACCAGCACCCGTTGGCATCACCAGTTGACCCAGTTGATGCTGTTCCATAGCATCAAGACCACGTTGCTGGTGAGGACGAAGTTCGAACACAGGTCTCATCGCGTATGAAACTATTATAGCAGAAAGGGGTCCCCGAAGGAACCCCCTGTGCCAGTTATGTAAGTGTCCTTAAGTGACTCCTGACCCCTGTACGACAAATGTATTTGTTCCTACACATAAAAGTCTAGCAACTGTTCTTTGAGCTAGAGTTCTATTTCCTGTAGTTGCAGTACCACTAAGATACATTGTAACACCTGCACCCTGAGATAATGTTTGAGATAATGCAGTGTTATTATAAATTAACACTTCATCACCAATAGAAAAGACACCCGATGGAACTGTAGCAATTCCTGCAGAAGTTGAGAACGAAATATGCTTACCAGCATCACTAGAAGCAAGAACATAACCAGTTAAAGAAGATTGAGCATTTTGAGGATAACTCCTTACATTTCCAATCGAATCACTAATTGTACCCGTTGATGTGATATTATCCTGAACGTCTAAGGTGCCTCCTGCAGAATCAAGAATAAGATTTCCAGAAGCAGTATCAATTTCATTAACTGCCGTTGTACCGACTCGAATATTTTGATGATGTGATCCAGAGGCAAATGTAGAAACTCCAGTTGACTGATAAATTGCTCCACTAACTGTGAGTTTTGCATTTGTTAATGTTGTTGTTCCAACTCCAAGATTAAACTGACTATTACCAACTAACCAATATTCACAAGTATTAGAGGCATTAACACCAATTGCTAGTACTTTATTGCCAGGGAATGGTGGAGCAAAAAATCCGTTAGCAACACTTGTGCTAAGTCCAGCTGCAGTTGTTCCTGGGCGACCAGCAAATACATCACCATTACTACCAGCAGTGTTTGTTCCTACACCAATAACAACGTTGTGAGAAACGTTTAGGTGTCCTTGAGCAGAAGCTCTTCCTGCTTTATATCCAAGACAAAGATTATTGTCACCAGCAATATCAAATCCAGAACGATCTCCAAGGAAAGTATTGTATCTTGCACTTGCACTCAAACCAGAACCAACTCTAGTTCCGATAAAGACGTTACTTGTTGCACCTAAACTTACATAGTTCCCAGTGATGTATCCTTGCTGAGGAGATCCAGCAGTTCTGTCATGAGTGCTATTTGAATCATATTCAACACCAAGAACAACGTTTGGCCAAACAATATATCCTGCGGGTTGCCATAAACTATTTTGGTGGAAATATTCTGGTCTACGAGAACTTCTTTCTTGAATAAATCCCCCACTTCCCAGATCAACATCATAAACAAGAGCTTCTCTTTCAGCTCTTGTTAATTGTGGAGCATAGAAAACTGCCCTTCTCGTTGCACTATAATTAGCACATCTTAAGTCAACAGCACCAAAAGGAACATTGGTACCAACTCCAATGAATCCATTTACTTTTGGATTGGCACTATTTCCAACAAGAATAACGTCCGCATTTACTGCAACAATATCCCTACCAAAAACTGATAATCCAGTTGCATCCACAAAACTATTATCTGGTCCTGGAATGGTATCCAGACTGATTGTAGCACCTATTGAAACTCTATCTCTGAATAATGCTGTGCCTCCACTTACAAAAGCAGCAGCTGCTGATGTCGTTGTTCCGATTCCAACATTAGCAAAATGAGCACTAATAGTCTTACCATCTAATCCAAGACCAGCTGCTGGAAGAGTTGTTCCTATTCCCAATATTGCATCATTGGTTAGATATAACCTATTAAGAGTGCTGATTCCAGTAGTAACGTTAATATTTGTTGGTATTGCAGGAGGATTTCCACCACCACCGAGAGTAAATCTTGAGGATCCAGATCCAAAGGTTAATGTTCCAGCGGCAATGAAATTACCAGCAACTGTTAGATCGGAAGTAATAGTTCCTGTACCAACAACATGCAAGTTAAAGCTTGGATTTGTAAGTCCGATTCCAAGTCTTCTATCAGATAATGCTGGTCCTGCTGTTAAGACTGCTGCAGCAGAATTATCTTGTCCATAAAGCCATTGGAATGATCCAGTTCCAATTCCTGGTTGACCAGCATGTAAAACTGAAATGAGAGAACCTGTTCCTCTGTTAATGATCTCAAGAGTTCCTCTTGTCGCACCATATCTTAAATATCCAGTGCTATTTCCAAGACCCACTGAATTTCCTAATGAAATTCTTGATTCTCCACTTGGATTAACAACTTCAATCGTTGGATTAGCAGAAAGTCCGTTTTTAAAGATTTGAAGTTCTACAGTTGGGAGTGCAGTTCCTACACCAATTCTTCCAGACTCTACAGCAGCAACGGCAGTTCCACCAACACCAACTCTGAAAATAGTTAGAATAGTAGCAACTCCAACGGTTGCAAATGGACTATTTAAAGCAGTGGCAGTTACAATTCCAACATTAATACTTGGTTGTCCAGTCAATGCAAGCGCAGAATCTGCGGTAATAGAATTACCATTGATATTACCAAAGAAACTTCCATAGAAATTAGTTGCTGTAATGCTTCCAGCAATACTAATAGGTGAAGGTAATTTATCGTTAGGAAGAACAGGTAAAACTGATGTGCTAATAACACCATTTGTAATATTTTGTCCTGTAAGTGCGGTAATTCCAGCACCACTACCAACAAAAGATGCAGCACTGACAATGCCAGATGCTCTCATATCACCTACGGTATTAAATCCGACACCAAGTTGTCCAACAAATGGATTTCCACCGATTTGGAATGTGTTTCTCGGATCAAGTGTTGCAATACCAACAAATCCAGCAGCATAAATGCTGGTGAATCCTAAACCAACATCAACGTCAACCCACTGAGAAGTTGGTAAGTTGGACAATGTAGCGCCGTTTCCATAAAAAGAAGTAGCAGTAATTGATCCGCTACTTCCAACAACTCTAACTGTTGATCCAACTCTAAGAGTATTATTAATTGTTGCGATGCCACTTACAAAAGCATCAGTGGCAGTCATTAATCCAACTACTCTGGCATTACCTCTTACGTCTAGACGTTCGGTTGGAACTGTGGTGCCAATTCCAACCAAAGTACCACGTACTACGAGATCTTTATCATCGACCTGAACACCATCACGAAAATTAAAAGTCTTCCTGATATTCGCCATCTTAAAATGTTTTTAGTTATTTATCAATCTGATAACAAACCCCTTTCTCTGGCAATATTTTCCAGTGTTTCAACTTTATGTGTCAGTTCCTTAATTGATTCAATTAGAAGTGGAGTTATCTTATGATAATCAACGGCGAGATATCCGTTATCTCTTTCTCTAACTGCTTCTGGGAGAACTTCTTGAACTTCTTGTGCGATAACACCAATGTCAAGTCCTTCTTTTTCAGATTTTTCATTCCAGGTATAAGTATTACCACTTAGTGCATTAACTTTTTCAAGAGAATTAGGAATTGGAGTAATGTTATCTTTTAATCTCTTATCTGAAGCATAGAATGCAGTGATGTCGCCTGTTACATCTAGTGGTCCAGTTACAAGTACACCTGCACCAGCAGCAGTATTTCTGCATCTCAATCTTTCATTTCCACTATCAGTCTGGAAGATAATTGCAGAGTTGTCTATCTGACTGATAATTGCACCACCAGAAGACGAAGAAATATTCAGTCTGTTTGCATTCCCTCCAGTCTCACTAATTCCAAGTGAACCTTCTACACGAACACTTGATTTAGCATTTAATTGTGCATCAAAAGTCGAAGTGCTAGTTACATTAAACGTACCACCAACAGAAACGGCAGTTGCAACAAATAGTTTTTTCTTAATTGCAACACCACCACTAAAGATGACTGATGCAGTATCAGTTGCTAATACACCTGTTGCTTCAGTTGCATTTGTATACAGAGATAATCCTGTTACTTTATGAACACCATTGGTAGTTGTGTTGCTATTAAACTTCAGTTCTTTATTGAAGCTAACTGGACCATCAAATTGTGATAGAACTGTGCCTGAAGAACCACCTTCAACGATAATTCTTTCTTTGGCAACAATTTCATCGAATACAACACTCAATCTAGAAGAATCTTGTCCTGCAGTTGTTGGAATTGGAATATCAAACGTCTTCTGAGTTCCAGATGAAGATGCATACTTAGTATTTCCTACGAAGAAGTCACCATTACCATTCATTCCAGTGTAGGCAACATTACCACAAGATCTTTCTTGTGCCTGTACCAGGAAGTCCTCTCTTTCACTTAGAGTTTTAACCTGAACCTGTGGTAGACCAGTTGAATAGTTACCAGGACCATATCCAAGATATTCAAATGTGTGACCAGATGCACGAATAATCGAAGGTCTGCGAGTTTCAACCGCGATTGGATGAATCTTTCTGAGGAATTGACCAGTAGAATGATTCTCTCTAGGAGTTCCTAAAGCACCACGAATTACGCTGATTTCATCAAGTCCAGATCCTGTTAGAGAACTGGATGTGATTCTCATAATTTCGTTTCCAGATTGGATGTAAGATCCCATTGGGAATCTTGTAACCGTACCAATACCAGAACTCTTCGCTTTTACTCTAAGGATTGATTCTGTAGTAATTCCTGCTTGTAGAACTAGGTCTTCACCAGAATAGAAAGATAATCCTCTTGTACCAAGATTCTCAAAGGAACTGTCAGATGTTGTATCACCTGCAACCAGAGCAGTATGATAGAGGAATGTTGGAGATACCGATGCATTTGTTATGGCAGTAAATGTATTGACCCCAACTCTTTCTCTAACATTATAATCACCAATAACATTATTAGTAGATCCAACCAACCTAAATTTTTCTCCAGCAACTAATCCATGTGAGAATGCACAAGTAAATGTTGTGATTCCACTTGCAGAATCATATACATTTGAAGATACGTTAACTGCTGGACCAACGTTAATTGCATATTGACCAGAAATAATTTTTGGATATGATGAAGTAATTGCAAAAGTAAGTTGATTCTTTGCAGGAACTGAACTGATTCTAACATATCCATCGGAAGTGGTACCAATACCAGTTACATGCAATACATCACCAATATTAGTGCTAATACCAGCTGTTGCAATTGTTATTCTTGCACCAGTTCCACCACCCAAAGCAGTGCTATCAAAATCTAATGTTTCTCCATTTGTATATTGAGAACCACCATTGGTAATTGTTGCGGCAGTAACAACACCAGATGCAACGGTAACTCTTGCAAGGGCACCATCCCAGTTTAGAGTTGTTGTATTATAGAGTTTTACATTATGATATGTTCCACTTTGAGTATATCCAGATCCTGGTATTAAAGTACTATAGGTTGTAATCCCGCCATATCCATGATTTCTATCAAGAGTAATTGTTGCAACACCAGCAGTAGCAGTCGTAAAGAATGTTGTTACTCCAACAATTTTTAGTCCTACACCAAGATCTTTCAGAGTTTTATCAATACTTTCTCTTGTAATACTCTTAGAGATATCATTTGTAACAACTTCGCCTAGAGGACTTCTCTTAGCATAACTTTGAGTTGATTGTGGATTGTCATCGATATTATCTTTATCATTCTGTGGATACAGATCAGTAATATTTTGATTGTACTTTAGGTCTGTGAATTCGGTTTCAACTGCATTCGATGCATTGAGAATATAAACGTGATAAATGCCATCCTGAATATCTTGAATGTATGGTTTAATAACTTCACTTCTATAGATGTAAAGATTTGACTTAAGATCATTTCTTTCAAATCTAGGTAATGCTGTTGTTCTCGAATTAATATTTGTATTAAATGTTCCGACACCATGTACAACTCCAAGAACATCAGTTGTTGTATATTGGAACTGCATGTCATCAACAAGTGCTGTGACTTCAAAAGTTCCATTAAATCCAAGATTTAATGTTGCTTGTGGATTTGCTGTACTTGCAACATTTTTGATGTTTACAATATCACCAGCATTTAAATTGTGAGGTAAGTCACAAACAACTGTGATAGTATTAGAAGCAACAGTACAGGTTGTGATGAATCTTGGGTTTCTATTATATCCATAATCATCTTGTCCGATCGTCGTCAGAGAGAAGTCTGTATTTCTTCTCGCACCAGTATTGCTGGATTCTTGGATAACATATCCATCTGTTGGATCCTTAGCATTAACAGATTCTTTAGGAATGACAAGACGGACCTTATAAAGTTTTTCATCAAGGCTTCTATCATCATCAATTCTCTTAATATATGTAATATCAGTTCTTTCAGTTAATCCAGCAACTCCTTGTGTATTGATCTCACTAAAAATTGTATTACTAGAAGAAGCATGGACAAACCAATTCTTTTGAATTGGGTCAAATTGAACTGGTGATCCAAGATCTCCACTATTCTTATCATTTACTCTACTTTCAATTCTAAGTTGCTTACCACCATAGATTGTTAAGGCAGTTCCATTATCAGCATTTGTTTTTGATGATGCGATTTTGATCTTTTCATCATCAACCTTAATTGCATAATATAAAGTGTTTTCTACAATGTTCTGAGGAAGATCCCCATTGTCACTGAACATTCGAATTGATTCACCAGTTTGTAATTTATGTTGATTTTGAGGTGTTCCAATGGTTAAAACACTATTATTAATCTCCGATATAACTCTATAAATTTTCCTATTTGTAGTCTGACCAAAAGCAACTGTTGCACCAACAGCTACTGTATTATCCATCATGCAAATTGTTGCATTTCTAATGACACCCAGACCAACATCTAGATAAAGTTGATCGTTTGTTTTTGCACCAACTCTATAACCTTGAAGAACAATAGGTGGTTTTGTATCAACGTCAGTGTATCCATAAAGATACAAGTGACTGGAAAGTCCAACGTTTTTAGTTAATGCAACGTCTAGGGATGTCCAGTCAACGTTGAATTCTGGATTTGCAATTGCCCTTGGTCTAATGACAGAGGTAATATATCCATGATTATCTTTGGCAAATGCCTCTTTCTTAAATCCTTCAGCAGAAAGAGAAATTTGTCCAAAGTTAGAGTTAGAGTTGGTGATTGAACCATCACCACCAGATAAAGAATCAAAATGCTTATTGAATCCAATCGCAAACACAGATACAATCTGAACGAATGAATCGTTCGACATCTTAATGTGACTAGTTTCCCAACCTGGTCTGTAAATAGAATCAGAATCTAGGTGATAAACTGTTGCTGGGTTCGTTGATGATGAACCAGATGAAAGTTCTGCGCCTTTTACTGGGGTAATAGTTAGAGATTCATAAAGTCTCGATGTGGAATTATATCTTGCGAATGCTCTATCGTCTTTTTGAAGTGAAATAGCAGTGAACTGGGCAACAACCATTGAGCGGAATCCAGCTGCTTTGGATCCGTCAGCGTGCATACCCTGCATACCCCAAACAGATCTTAGGGATACGTTAAAGACATATGGAGATGCACCAGATACAGTGTCAGTTTCAATTGTTACAGTTGAACCAGAAATAATAGGAGTTGCTGGTAGATTAACTCTTACGAATGGTAAGAGATATGTAAATGTTGTTTCGTTGAGTACCGATTGTACTTTCGTAGAAATATTATAATCAACTGGATCAACACTATCAATCTTAATTGGCGTTCCAGATGTAAGATTATGGGGAACTGCTGTGCTAACAGTTACAATTGTACCAGGAGTAAATCCATCTCCAGAATACAATTCAGAAATGTTAAGTGGATCAGATGCGAATGCGCCAACAATTTCATACTCTGGACGCTGCTTAGCAAATCCTAGTGACTCTGTTGGGTACTTCTGATCAATATCTCTACCAGATGCAGCATTAAATGCATTTGATAGTTTACTATAATACATGTCAAGGTCGGTGAGATCATAACCAGAAGGAATGGTTACACCATCAGCATATTCAAAACAAGTTAGTTTATGGTGAGAAAAAGTTGGTTTTGATTGATTGTTTGCAGAGAAATCAACAGGATCGGTATAAACAAGTCCAGAATCATCTCCATCAAACATGGAGAATTGCCAGAAGTAACAAGCACCAGTAATTCTGAATAAAGCAGAAGACTTTACAGCAGGATCAGTTGGGTTAGGAACATATTTTGCACGAATCTTAGTCTTTCTTAGGTCAAGACCAACGATCGAAGTACCACGAGGAACGATAACTCCACCATAGATACTATTAAACCTATAAAGAATATTATCTCTTTGAGTAAGGTCAAAGTTAGATGATAAATTGAGAGTTAATGTTTCTTGTGCTGATGTTTGTGCGCCAGAAGTGGAAACTGCAGTGGCAGTTCCATTCACATTCTTAATCGCAAAACCAGGTCTGTTATCGAGAACATGCTCACCTGGGAAAAGTAAGATAGTAGTTTTTTCTACAATATCATTGTTTCCACCTCTCACATATGAGAATCTTGCCGATTCGAGAAGTGCTCTTTGAATTGTTTTAAATGGTTTGCTAAGAGAATTACCTTGGTTCTCTATAGCATCAGTAGCATCAATGTCGTTGGGGTTGACATATAGTATTCTACCTTCTGTATTCTTAACGAAATTCTCTAGCTTATTGAGAGGCATCTGCTTATTTTCAAAAATATTTCTATGTTTTATTTATCCCATTAAATCTTCTTCATCATATTCAAATTCAATATCATCTGGCATATCTTCAGGGTTTTCTAACTCGACTGGAAAAAAACAAGGATGTACTTCTTCGTCTATTAGATAGAAAGAATTTCGATATAAGTCCTCTGGTTCAAACGATCTATTCTTATCTGCTTCTCTACAAAGATCTTGGTCGTATAAGTGACCTTCTGGCATTTCATCAAACGTAAAAGGAACGTGATTGATGAAGTACATTTTCACAATCATGCTGCCATCATTGTACCAGCAGTATGCAGTATCGATACGATAAGACATAGGGATTTTCCCATATCTTATATTTATTTTCAGGTCTCCCATCAATATGATGAAATTCCATTATTTCTTGTGGATGTATTTCTTGACAACAATGACAAGGAACAGACCTTTTTTCTATTAAAAATTTTTTATTTTCATCTGTTCTTTTTTCTTTTAAGATTTTTTGCCTTTCTTTATATTCTACAGATTGATTTTTGTACCATTCATTTTGATATTTTCTTTGATACTCGTTAGAATTTTTAGGCATATCCTTAAAATAAATATTTATATATTTTAAGATTTATAGGAGCGGGGGGACTCGAACCCCCACGGTCAAAGACCAACAAATTTTAAGTTTGGTGCGGCTACCTGTTACGCCACGCTCCCAATAAGACCATTATAACTCATAGAGTTGTAGTGGTCAAGTGCTGGTTGCGAGGATCGAACTCGCCTCCCATCGATTATGAGTCGATTGCATTCGCCAGATTGCTAAACCAGCAAGGTACGAGTGCCTGGATTTGAACCAGGTCAAAGCCGCTAATCTGGCGGAAAGAGTTTATAAGACTCCTCTGACTACCAAGTCTCACTCGCAAAAAACCCTAAGTGTCAGGGTGCTTCGTTGTTTAACTCAGTGTGTATTCGTATCAGATCATCATCAGCGGGCATCATCACTGCTGCTTGCCCATCATCGTTGATGATACCTATGCGCTCCCCATTTTCAACTCGTATTCATAAACTCCTGAACGGTCTCACACTCAACCAGACGCTCGCTGCCTTGATCGCTAAGAAGCAGAAAACTGCGAGTGCATACATCAATCACAATACCCTCTACGGTTTCTTGGGCGGTGCTCATGTGGTGTTCCGTTGATTACCCCCATATTATAAGGGATTTTGAATCAGGTGTCAAGTCCTATGGGGACAGACTGGTGATAGCGGAAATGACGCTTGCTTTGGCAGTTGCCTGACCAGATATTTTTCTCTGATGATTAGTAATACCCCAAGCTTGCAAATCTTTATTTGATTTTTCTTCTTTAACAATATTTAAATTAGATCGTAAAGTATCTCTTTGAGATCGTAAAGTTGTAATCTCACTTTGCAATGCAGTAATTGAACTTGCAATAGCAACACATCTTGAAGCAGTAACACTTGTATTTGATGCATAGGGGGCAACTCCTGCACCAAAATAATAACGATATGGAATAGCAGCTGAAATAGTTCTAGGATTATGATCTGATTGTGTTGCCGAAATATCTAATCTTGCGATTCCAACAGATGTTCCACCATTATCATCTTTTGTATTAGCTCGTCCATATCCAGAATATGCAGACGTTAATTCTTGACTTACATCTGGATTGAATGGATTTACAGCATCATAATTTGGAGAAAGTCCTTCAATATTTGTGTAAATTGACAATAAATCTCGATCTTGCTTAAAGGTCGTTTGAGATGAATAATCTTGATTGAAATTAGGAGTTGAAAGAGTTGTTCCACCAGACGTTGTTACGCTGGCAGCAATACCTGGCCAACAATTTCCATTGGTTGCTTCTAGAGATAAAGTAACAATCTGTTGTTTAATAAAATTGATTCTAGCATTAAATGATAAGATCTTATCATCTACTGTTTTACAAAATTGACGGAATGTTTCTGGTTTTGATTTTGCCTCAGAAAAAGCATCCTGTTCTGGATCAGTGCGAGAAATTGGTGGTGGTGCCTCATTTTGTTGAACAACCCATTCTCCACTAGCAGACTCTTGAGTTGCAGTCGTAGCAGTAATTGTTGATGGTATTTCTACACTTGCATTATTTTTTTCTTGCTCACTCTTAGACTGAGAATATTGTGATTGTTCTTTTGTTAAGATATCAATAGTACTTTGTGCTGCACCGTCTGGCATTTTTTACACCTACAAAATCAATTATTGTTATTTAGTTTGCTCTAGATCAGCGATTCTTTGTTTTAAATCTTCAATCTGTTGCTGTTGTTCTTTCATACCTTCAATCAGAAGTGCCACGAGATTTTCATACTTGACACCCTTAACGGACATTTTTTGAGTTTTTGCTGCTAGATCAGGATCATCAAATACTGGAGCATTCGGTATAATTTCAAATTGTCGTACAACTTCTGGCACAACTTTTTCTACCTCTTGTGCGATAACACCTATTTCACCATTTGGATTTTCTTGTGCTTTTTCAGGCCAAATATCTTCCTTCCAATTAAAAGAAACTCCTTGTAACTGAAGGATCTTATCCAGAGCATTTTCTAGTGGTTCAATATCTTTTTTTAGATTAAAATCAGAAGATGGGCAAGGAGCACAAATAGGAGCACCATTATAAGTCCAAGTTCCAGTTAATGCTCCTGTTGCAGTATTAATAGTAATTCCAGATGCACCTCCACCAATTTCAACCAATCCACCATTAAGGTCTATTCTTGATGCATTTACTGTATAGTTTGGAGTACAAGTATTATCTTCAGGAACTGCCTTTCCTCTAAATGAATTCAATCCCTGCATAACAGCAGAAAGAGAAATATCAGATGCTCCAATAACAGTATGACTTCCAATAGTTATGTTAGATCCAACAGTACAATGAGTTCCTGTAAATAACCCCAATCCAAGGAAATTAGTCGTTAGAGGTTTATCTAAACAAGGACCTGCAGCAAGAGCTGCTGTTCCATATAATGCAGTCGATCCACTTCCAAAATATCCAGCGTAAATTGAAGCTGTGCCAGGTACTAAACTGCGAAGAAATTTTGGAAGAACTACAGCAGTGTCAAATAATGGATGAATGACACTAAAACTAAAAACATCTAAATCGTCGAACATAATTGTTACTTACAACTTTCGGTTACACCAGCGATAACATCGGCAAAAGGAATGCCCAGACTTTTCAATAAGGTAGATAACGGAGATCCACCTTTTTGAACTTCACCAACGATATTAATAAAATGATCCGTTACAATATTAACCTCAGCGGTTCCCTTAATACAAACTTTAGTCCCGGTTAAAGTTAATTGTTCTCCACTATGAACAACAACTGCTCCATTTGAAGATAACATGAAGCACCCATTAGTTTTCTTTTCACCTTGAGTTTCAATGTACATATTCTTACAAAGAAACTTGATATTTCCACCTTGAGCATTAAAAACAAGATCACCAGTTTTAGCATTCAAAGAAAATGCAATATCTTCTTTGGATGGTTTATCTCTATTTTTCTGTAAGTTGTGTCCACAAGTGATATGATATGGACCTTGAACGTGCTCCATTTTGGAGCCATCAGTCTTATATTTAAAAGTTGAGTTTGATGCAACAGCCAGACGAAATTGCGTTCCATCATCAGCTTCTTTTGGTCCACCTGGTCCAAAAAACATAATCCCATGGGGATTATCAGTAACAATATATTCTGGAGGTCTATTAGTTGCCATTACTTAAGAACACACTGAGTAACTTTGATCAATTGTGCCGCATTGAAATCTGGTCTATTATTGTTTGCAGCAAGGTAATCATTCTTTTCTGTAAATGCAATAATAGGTCTTACTTCTAAACCAGCGCCTGTTTTACTATTTATTGTGATTGTAGGTGTCTCGGTGATACCACAACCTGCAGTTTCAACAACCATTGCCACAATTTGCCCCACATCTGTCATTTGCACCTTTACCTGCAAACCAGGTATATCTGGTGTTATTGATATACTATCATTCACAGTATATCCAATTCCTGTGCTCAATATTTCAATTTCTTCAAGACATCCAACATATTCCCTAACATCATTTTCAACTACTTCTTCTTCCACTCTTTCTTGAAATTCATCCAATCCCGTAGGTGAATTAACATATCCCCTTCCAGTATTAACCATAATAACTTTAATGACTTCACCAACATTATTTGTAATTGTATAAGCAGAGGCAAAATTTCCCTGCCCACAATTATCATTGAAAGTCACAAATGGTGGAGAAGTATACCCCTGACCACCATATCTTAAGTTAACTCCCAATACTTCCCCTATATTGTTAACAATTGCATCTCCAACTGCTCCAGATCCACCGCCACCAAAAAACTCAACCTGTGGAGGTCCACATCTCCATGCTCCAGTGTTACATCTTAATTGACTTTCATATCTTCCAGGTATACTTTGATTTAGATTTGTAAAATCTTTACCAAAAACTGTAGCTCCAGTAAGAATATTATTTTTATCTAAGAATCCACCAACTTTATCTAGTACCCATTTTTCAGCTTCTGCAGCATCGGGTATCGGTATCATCTTATCGAATGCCTCTTTCATTGAATTTGTAGATCCACTACCAATTTTGAAAGATTTAATTTCTGGACAATCTGGTTTAGCGCATAAAAATGCCTCAAATCCAAGAATATAATCAACTGCCTGGAATACAGACCCTGCAATTTTTGCAACTCCACCTAATACATCATTGATTTTATTTAAAATAGGTTTCAGTTGTTTATCAATCGATGCTGATAGATTATTTAATAGTGCATTTGTGAATTGTTCAACAGCACAGAACGCTGCATTGATAACGTTGCCAATAAGAGAGAATAGAAAATCAGTAACCAACTTAGTCAATCCATCAATAATTTTATCGAAAGCACAAAGAATTGAATCAATGATAACTTTGATAACTGTATTTTTCAATGCCTTTGTCAAAGAAGTCATTATTTTATTGATTATTTTTTCGATTAATTTACGTATCAAATTCAGAATAAAATTCCTCATTCTTTGAATCAATAGTTTCAAGACAGCACTAATGATTACAGCGGTATTGCCAATGATAGCAGTTATATTTCGAATCTTATTGATTGTTCCTTTGACATAAACATTATAAAACTTTTTAGATTCTTTCAAGAAATTAAAGAATTTCAACAGAGCATTATTAATTCCTGCAAGCGTGCTTTTCCCACATGGATCTGCCATAGTATTAATCTCTTCTTCTATCTCCTCCTCCATTGCTCTCAATTGACTATAATTAAATCCATCCTTACATTTTTTATCGGGTGCGGACCAACCATTGTTTGCATCATTAACTGGGCGACATTCAGCAACTCTCTTCTTAATCTCATCAAGAATTGCCTGTTTGCGTTGACGTAGACTGAGATAGTTATCTATTTGTGGTCCAAATTTATTTCGTAGTTCTTGTGTAACTCCTGTTCCACCATTATCTGTTAATCTATCATATAAAGTTTCTTTCCCAGCATCACCAGGAAGTGTGGGATCAATTAAAGTATTCTGAAGAGTGACAACAGAATCTTGTAAGAATCCATCAACTAAGGTTTTATCTTGTAATAATTCTGTTGTACTACGATCTTTGAATAAATTAATATCAGCATCAATTGCAAGAGGTTCAGTAAAAGGAATTACCGGAAGTGATTGTACTTCTGTAGTTGGAACTACAACTTTTTGAAGTTCTGGTCCATTTCCTTTTGCGGCTTGCTCGGACAATGCTGCTTTTGTATCAGGATTACTCGTTTTCGATGCTGCCTGAGTTCCATCAGAATATGTGATTGTTACATCAAGACCATTACCATCAACACTAAACTTGGTATTACTTATTGGATCAAAGTACTTTGCGTTTGGTGGGACAACATATGTACTTGTTGTTGGATTCTTTGCTGGTGTTTGTGTCGTTGTTGTTTTATATGTTGATTCGTCTTTGGATATATTGTTTTTTAAATCATAAAGAAGCGCAGAATCAGTGACATTGATTAAAGTTCCATTTGATTGGACTTCTTTCCATACACCATTTATACGCTTATAAGTGATGCCCTGTATTTTTCTAGTAACATTAGCTGGTGTAACCATTATCAATCAACCTCTCGTATTTGATATTTATTAGACAGTTCGATCATTGATACCTATTATTCCTGCTCGAATCGCATCAGATTCTGCATCCGATATTGTTTGAGATGTAATATATGGTAGCTTGCTGCTTCTAATATCATTTAGTTCTTTTAATGTAATTGAAGTATCTCCAGGACCCGTATATGTACCGCCAGGAAGAACTGTTGGAACTGCTGGTTCGACTTGCGAATTTTTAGCTTTATTAAAATCTTCTTGTGATGGAATTGCGGGTTCAGTTGGTTTTGCACCACCTAAAATTTTATGAGAAGGTGGATTGAATCCAAAATTGTAAGATACTACATTTTTAAATTCTGTGGATCCTTTTTGTTTTACCTCATCTAAATCAATAATTTCACCAGATTCTGATCTGGTTAAAATCGCAGTGATTACTGGAACCTGATTATAGGCATCTAAAAAGTATCCTCTAACCCATTCACCGCCCGCTAATCCAGTTGTTGAACGATTGAAACTTCCTTGTGTTGTTGGTCTTTCAACCATTGCCCAAGGTAATTTGCTATCTGGTAATTTAGATCCAGATTTATCATGAATACCAACGATTCTTACTCTAACACGATCAAATCCATCTGGATTGTATCGATCCTCAAGTTGATTGACGGCAACTTGACCAATCCACCATTGAAAATTATCCTTCCCAGTAAAACCTGTATTTGACATGTTTCTATTAACCTGGTGTGTCCTTAACTAAGGTTAAAGAAGTATACGATCTAGTCGTATCAAAATGATGGCAGATATTCAATATCAAATATTTACCACTTTCAATTTCATCATATTCAGTATCACCTTTAACATTAATATTAATCAATCCACCAACAAGTAAATTTGGATTGCAAGGAATCACAACATTCAACATCTTACTGAAAAGTATGTTGTACCTGGAGGTAGAATATGCCTGCCATTCCATTGCATTATTATTTACCTTAGTTGATTTAGATTCTAACATTCCAACATCTAAAATATGAAAATGAGTTCTTGTAAAATCAGTATCTTCAGAAACAAAACTAGATGCAGTTTTTACAGATTTCCCTAAGGTGTTTGGTTTCTTAATTGGTTTGTCACCAAGAGTCATTTCCCCCTTATCAGTAATTTTAAAAATTAATTCAGTATATTCTAACAAACGAGGATCAAAGAAAATATTTCTAGTACAATAAACACCACTCTTCAAAGCATTCAATGTTGATTGATTTCTGATTGTTCTAAATGATAAGATTCTATAATCATGATTCTCATCATTTTTTAAAATGGCATTATATTCATAAGATATTGGATATGGATCTTGTTCTATCATTTTACTGATTGATCTGAAATGAATCCCCAACTGATTTTCAAAGAAGAAATAACCTGGGAGACCATCACTACCATAAGGAATAGATTTTTGACATAATTCTATAATGATTTTGAATGCATCTTTACTTGATCCAAGAAAATTATAAGTGTTTAGTGTTTGGTCAATAAAAAGTTTGTTTGGTAAAATACCAAGTTCTTTGGTCAAAATTTTTCTTACAGAATCTGATATCTTTCCTGTGTATTTTTCTGTTAAGGTTGTCTTTAAATTTTCTTCTGCGGTCTCAGACATCAAAGACATTGCAACCAGTTCACGATTTGGTTCCTTTTCAGCAACAGGAGCACCAATAATTCGTAGAGGCTTATTATTAAAATCTAGAGTTCCCAGTTTAGATTTAATTGAAAATGATACTTTCTCATTACCTTGTATTGGTAACTTAGACATCAATCGATTTGTATCAACTAGTGCAATATTAGCAGTGACGATTGGTGAAAAAAGACTCTCATAATAATCAAAAGAAACGGTGGATGTTCTTTGATCTATACCAGAAATTGGATAAGACGTTTGATTTTTTATAATTGATATATTTTCGTAAATTGATGGACTTACTGCTGACATTTTTAATTATCCGAGACTTGAAAATGCGCTATTAGAATAAGAAGATCCACCACCTCCTGATGATCTTCTTTCCATCGCTACTGGAGTGGGAAGTGGAACACCAACTGGTTGTACAAAAGTCTGAGTTACTAAGTATGTAGTTTGATTTTGTAAAGAAGATTGCTCATTACCACGCTCTAATGTATTCAATAAATCACCAACACCTTCGGCAACAGGATCTACTTTAGATTTTGCTGCTTTAATTTTTTTCTTTACTTCTGCAGATGGACCACCACTTAAATGCCCAAGAAGATATTGTTGACCATTCTCATCCATAATAATTGTAACATTTCCATAACCAGCATTTTCACCAGCTGAATATTCAACAAATTTTAACCCTGGTCCTAAAGTAATTGGTGTTCCGCTGGGGGCTGGAAAATCAAATCCTCTATGCCCTCTGCCTGCACCAAGACCATCACCTTGAGACATCTTAGAAAGAGGAACTCCCCCAATGAAAACACCATTCAAAATACTTTTTGAAAGTGCTCTACCACCACGATCACCCCATCCATTACCCCATTCAACATGTAAGTGTGGTCCAGTGGATCTTCCCGTACTTCCAATTCTACCAATAATACTACCAGGATCAACAGGAACTGAAGTTGAAGGAGTAAATGGATCCTGTTGTCCAGATCTTTGTGCTCCTGGATCCATATCATCAAGTGGTTTACTTTTATCTTTTTTATCTAATCCAAAAAATTGCAAGAATTTGGAGAAAGATTGATTAACCTGCTCAAAGGTATCATTGATACCTTCTTTATCTGATAGGAGTTGTGCGTTTATTTTTGTTCCGAAAGAAACAGTTTGAAAATTATCAAAAGAATCTACACTTTCAATTGCATTTGATCCCATCGGAGTTGCAGTAACTCCTCTAAATCCACTAGAGATTGTTGCTTTGTTTGTGCCAGTATTTTTTGCTTTAACAGTTCCACCTTTTGCAAGTCCTTGTGGTTTTTGAACTGGTGCTTGCTGTGACGATGGTGTTGGTGCTGGAGAAGGAGAAGATGCTGATGGTGTTGGAGATGGAGTTGTGGAAGGATACATTGATCCTGGTGCCCCAGGAAGACCAAGACCCTTATTAGGAACTGGATCTTGAGTTGGGTTTAAAAATTTGTTCCAAATATTATAAGCAGCTTCTGCGATTGCAATCGTCCTATCAATCTCTTTTGCAACATATCTTCTTTCATTATCAATAGCAGACATTACACCTTGAGGATATTCTGTAACTAACCATATCATTCCCATAATTCCTTCACCAATTATTTTCAACGTTGTCTTTGTAATCTTAATTAATAAAGCATTATCAGAGAAAAATCTTTTAAGTCTATCAATCATCTGAGGGAGATTATTAACAAACAATCCGAGAAGAACAAGACCGAAAAATTCTTTGACTTTATCAAAAAATCCTAGTGGACCTGCAAGAACTCTCGACTTAACACTCTCGATTGTTTTTCCAATTCCGGATTCTATCTTCTGCTCCTTTTCTTTTCGCTTTTCTTGATTTTCAAAAGTAGCAGTTAATCTATTCTCTTCGACTCTAAGTTTACGCAGTTCCTTATTGTAACCAACCAATGAGTTCCTAAGATTGGATGCATTAATTCTTAATCGCGTTACTTGTGCTTCCATATCTTATACAAAAATCCCCAACATTTCTGGTACAATTTGCATATATGGATTTGCCATATTTACACTGGAAACACTTGGTTCTTCTGTTTCTACTCCACCCGCAGCACTATATTGTGGCACCCCAGACATTGGTAACGTTTGTGATGGTAAGTTTATTGGTACAATTGATGATGTTGCACTTTTCTTAACAGGTCTCTTAATATCAGAATGTAGTACAAGTTCTGGAGAAACCATATTTGAACTTGTTCTTCTCTCTGCATATCCACCATTTCCAATTTCTTTAGTTTTTTTAACCCTCTCTTCATTAACAAACTTATCCAATTGACCTTTAAATGTTGTTAGTTGAGCAGCAAGAATTTGTAATGCACTCTTCATTGTTGAGTTTGATACTACCAGTCCCCCAACAGCATCAGAAAAAGTAGTCCACATTCTTCCAGCATTATTATTAATGTCTTTCAAAAGTGGTCTGAACATCATTGCTGCTGATGCACGAATAACTTCTTCACCAGGAGCAAGCATCGCTGGAACACTATCAACACTTCCAGATCCAGTGCCACCAACAGTTCCACCTAATGATCTTCTGATTGGTAGTTTTGTGCTTTTTGCCTGTTTTACAATATCAATAATATTTTGAGCACTAGATGGTTTTGCAGATCCGGATCTTAATGCTGCTTGTATTTGTTCTGGAGTATATTGTACCTGTTGTTTCCCAGACAAATTTGTAAATGTTCTAATGCCAGAAGCAGCAGGAGCAGGTGGAGGTGTTACTGGTTTTGGTCCTCTTATTCCAATACTACTTAATCTTGTCCATAAACCACCAATAGTAGCTGTTGTAAGGGCACCACCACTAGCTAAAGCACCGATTAATCCAGCAACAACCAATCCAAGAGCGTCAACTCCTGGAGCTTTAGTTTGTCCGCCTTTTAAGAGATCCTCTCTAACTCCTGGTGGTAAGTTTGATAAATCCCCATATATGCTTTTGGGTTTTTGTCCTGGTTGTTGAACTGGTTGTTGAACTGGTTTCTGTCTTGGAATTAAACCAAATAAAGGAGAAAAGACTCTCGTTTTCTTTAAAGTTTCGGCAAGTTTTTCAGCAGCAGCTCCACCAATATCTTTTATGCAATTTAAAACTGGACCACATCCTCCGCCAGCAGGTCCACCTCCACTAGGACCACCTCCCCCACCTGGTTTTCCACCACCTGGTGGTTTTGGTGGTCTCTTAAATAGATCAACTATTCGTTTTAGAGCACTAACTATCTTTAAGAGTTTATATGCACCATAAAGAGCAAGTAACTCTTTCCAATGATTTGCAACAAATTTGAAGAATTTAGCAAGTTTTTGTTGATTTGCTGGATTTTCTAACCACTTGAACGCATTATTAACCAATAATCCAGTTACAATAATACTAAAAAAATCTAATATTTTTTGGAATATACTTTTTGCTGGAGATGTTACAACATCAAAAGTTTTCATAATGCCAGAACCAAATTGTCTTACAGACTCAATGGCCTTTTCTTTTGTCCCTACCCTTTCTCTCGTTACCTTTATCTTGCTAGCTCGTAATGCCTGCCTCTTTTCAGTAATCCTATTCGCAAAATCAAGAGATAATTGTTTTTGAATTTCTACGAGAATTCTATTTGTCTCTTGTAAACTTACATCTAAACTAGTTGTTTCTGCCTTTAGACTAGATCCTACGGTACCACGTCTTTCGCCACCAATAAAACTAAAAGTAGATCTCTTTAATCTTGGACTAGAAGCAATCTGAGCACCAGTCATTACCGAAGAAGATATGTTTCTTCTACTTAACTTTGGTAATGATGGTGCTCTGTAAATTTGGTTGTTAAATTCCACTAGATTGCTGTGCCTTTAAGTTTTCTTCTTCAATATAATCTTGAAGCAGACCAATATAAACTTCACGCTCCCAAGGCATCATATTTTCAATCTCTGTCAATGAATATTTATGATGATGCATGAGGGCAAAATTAATTTGATAGTATGACTCAAGACTAGTATGAGCCATACTTAGATGAAAAAAGCAGCTAGACCCTCCAGGACAACTTCACTTTCAACTTTTGTGTTTGGATTTTTAACTTTAATTGTATGAGCAAGTTTAGGCATTGTTACAAAAAAGTTTTCAATTTCTTTAAACTGCTTTGTATTCATTTGCTCTACAAATTCTTCAAGTTCTTCCTTACTACAATCTGATGCACTCCAAGATTCCTCTTGATCATAAACAGTATCAATACAAGAAATAATCAAAGAAAGTGACTTATCAACATTGGTGTTTTCTTCAGATACCTCAAAATTATTTTCAACAAACTGCTCAAGAGATGGATACTTGAGTTTCATTGAAAGATTATCATCAAGTTTAATAATATTAGTGTGTGCAGGATCTTTTTGAACCTTGATAGAATCAATCGCAATTTCTTCTTTTACTTGTGTTATGCCATCATCAGGACAAGTTACATTAACCTCAACAGTTTCACCAACTGACTTGGCACGAACATTAAGGAAGAGATATTCAATATCAAATGTCGATAGTTCTGATACTTTTACAGTTTTAGTCAGAATACAATCCGATAAGATTTGAACAATTGAACTTGAGATTTGCTTTGTATCTTCAGATTCTAATGCAATTAACAGAATTTTTTCTTCTCTAACTAGGAAAGGACGATATCTAATTTTTTTCCCAGTAGAAGGTAATTCCAACTCATACGTTGGAGTATTAATCTTTGGTAAAGGCATAATGACCTATAAAACTTCAGTTGTGATTATTTAGACCCAATTATCTACCTAATAAATCCATCAGTAAGAACTTCATTTCTAGTTCTTGGGCGGTTTCTTGGTGGTTGTGGAACTGATGGTTTTTGTTCTGCTGCTGGTGGTATCGGTGCTTCTGGACTTTGACTTTGTTCTTGTTTTGGCACAACAAATCTACCAAGAACATATCGATCATAGTTCATTGTCACAGTAACTTTCATCAATTCACTTGGTCCATAAGCAACTGGAATACTAGTGACAGATTTTGGAAATGCATTAACTAATTGGTATTGCAATCTCGTGCTTCCAGGAACGTTATATCCTCTATTGAATTTTGTAATGAATAATTGACTGGTTTTATAATTTTCAGGCCAGTTGAATCTACGATATGCATATGGAAGATCTGAAGATGCTGCTATTTCAGAATTCCCACCAACATAATTCATCCAAAATTCAAAAAATTGAAGAACCTTATACTCTGTATCAATGTAAAAAGTAAAATCAATGTCAGTATATAATCTAGTATGAGCAAATTCTTGGGGAACTCCCATGTAATTATCTTTTACTTCTGCAGTGGCGTATGTTGAAGTTGGTAGAGTTGCATCAGAACAAAGAAGACCTAAAGTTTTTCCAAATTCAGATAAACTAATTTGAGGACCCCATGATGCATTTTGCAATTTACCAATAAAATCTGAATTGAATTGTCCAATATGCACCTGATAATAATTAGTCATTGCAATTTTGCCAAAATAAGTTTTGGCATTTGCCATAGTCACATTTTCCACTGGTTGCGGAGTATTAGGCATCTAAATATTTTTACTTGATATTATTAAATATTTAGATGTCGTATAAAGGAAAATATCAACCATCATACCCTCAAAAATACAAGGGAGATCCAACTAATATCATTTATAGATCATTATGGGAAAGAAAATTCATGGTCTATTGTGATCTCAATGAAAATGTTCTTGAGTGGGGATCTGAAGAGATTGCACTTCCTTATCGTTCACCAATCGACAATCGTATTCATAGATATTTTCCAGACTTTTACATTAAAGTAAAAGAATCAACTGGACAAATTAAAAAGTATTTAATTGAAGTTAAGCCTAAAAGACAAACATTACCACCACCAAAACCGAAAAGGCAAACAAAAGGATACATTTATGAGGCATATGAGTACGCAAAAAATCAGGCAAAATGGAGAGCAGCAAAAGAATTTTGTGAAGACAGAAATTGGGATTTTAAAGTTCTAACCGAGGATGAACTAGGTATCAAGTAATGCCAAGAAAAACCCTAAGACAAAGACAAAATCCAACAGATGATAAGAATAGTAGAGTTAGATCTGTAATTGATAATCTTCAAGGTAATGAAGATCCAGATGATTTAATGTTAGAAATTATGAACGTTTTAACGGAAACTAATAAAGGTCCAAAAGTTGGAAGATATTATACATTTGTTTATCAACCAAAAACACCAAATATTAGTTACGATCAAAATCCCCTTGTTGCAGTGACTGAGGTTTATGGTTGGGGATTTAGAGGTATTAATTTTCATTGGGGAGAATCTCGCCAATATACCTGGGACGAGATTGCTGGAGGTTTATATGAAATTTATGCGGAAGAAATTCCAGATCTTATAGAGGTTCCTTTTGGAAAAATCCGTCTAAATAGTTAAAAAATTAGCCAAATGGCGCAGGTATTAAGGTATCCATACGACTTATATACTCAAGAGACAGACTATCTGCAGATAACTTTGCGTAGGAAAAAAGCAGCATCTTCATCTTTAGAAGAATTTGGTTCATCTTCTTTAATAAAAAAGAATGGTGCATATCAAGGTGGTCCTACTCAAAATGCTTCTAACGTTGGGAAAAAAATATCTTCAGGATTTGTAAGTCAAGTTGGTGACATAATTCTTTTACCTATACCATCAAGTATCGGAGATAGCAATAGCGTAAATTTTTCAGAAGATAAGTTAGATGCAATAACAGCTAAAGTTGCTGGTGCTGCTTATAATATTATGACAACTCAAACACCAGGAAAAACTGATATTACTGGTTTTTTGAACAAACTTGGTGAAAATACTTTAAAAGAATTAAAAGGTGTATTTGCAGAGTCTGCGGACCTTAGAGCAATATATCTAACAAAATTAGCGGCAGAGGCAGCTGGACTTGCTGGTATTGGAAACATTAGTCTAGACCAAATTTTAGCAAGATCTCAAGGAAAAATCTTGAATCCAAATATGGAGTTGTTATTTAATGGTCCAACAATTAGATCATTTAAATTTTCTTTTAAAATGACCCCAAGAAGTAAAAAAGAAGGAGATCAAGTAAAATTGATTATTGGATCATTAAAAAGACACATGGCACCAACTCCTGCTGGAAATTTCCTTGGAACACCAGGACAATTTGATTTAACTTATAGAAGTGGACCAGATAATCATAAGTTTCTAAACAAAATCAAAACTTGTGTGCTTCAGGATATGTCGGTAAATTACACTGGTGAAAATGTTTATGCAACATATGAAGATGGGACACCAGTTTCGATGATTATGGACTTGACATTCAAAGAACTAGAACCTATCTATTCATCTGATTATAGCAATGATCCAAACGAAGGAGTAGGATACTAAAAATGGCAAACTATTTTTCTTATCTACCAGATTTAGAATATCAATCATTTTTAAATGATAAGACATCTGATAGAGATTACGTTCTGGTCAAAAATCTCTTCAGGAGAGTCAAACTTCGTGACGATGTATATAATTCCTTGACAGCATTTACAAAATATCAAGTTCCAGATGGATCTCGTCCAGATACAGTTGCGGAAGAACTTTATGATGATGCTAATTATGATTGGGTTGTTCTAATCACGGCAAATATTATACACCTAAGAGATGAATGGCCTCTTTCAAATTCACAACTTTATAATTATGCAGAAAACAAGTATGGAACAACTTTGACTGATATCAAATTTTACGAGACTAAAGAAGTACGAGATTCTTTAAATCGACTTATTTTACCTGCTGGTAAGATTGTATCTTCAAATTTTACTATTCCAAATCCATCAAATCCAAACGCTAATTTAAATCCAGTAAATGCAGTATCAAACTACGAATACGAAACTAGATTGAATGATAAAAAAAGAAACATTTATGTACTGAAACCAATTTATCTGCAGCAGTTCTTACTTGACATGAGAACTGTGATGGATTATCAGGATTCTTCACAATATGTCAGTGAGAAACTCATCCGTACTGAGAATACTAGGATCACGATGCCATAAGAGTTCTAAACTCTTATCAAATATCATTACATATCGGTGTTTGCGGGAGCGGTCTTTCCATTCTCCTTCAGCACCTTTAACTTTGCCTCTAGAGTGTTTAGTTCCGTCTGCATAGTAGAAATCCTTCTTTGGGTCTGAAAGTCCGCAATATTTAAAATTACAAGCGCGATAGATTGTACCAAAATGGAAATCACTATCAGCGTAAGAGATGATTGCCCTAACTTTTGTATCCTTCCGTAACTGTCTAATCGCTCTTGAAACAAACCAAGAAGTGATATTATGTTCGGTTCCCTGGGTTTCAGGGTGGATGCAAAGTCGTGAAAGTTCAAATAATCCTTCTTGCTCATTCCGTTCGAGTCCAAATGCTCCTTGTGCAATTTCAGGAACAGGGAGACCTGTGAAGACACAGACTCCCTGAATGCCGCCGATGTTCAATGGGCAAAAATCGTTACCCTTATATAAACCATAATTATAACCAGATCTAAAACCTTTAGAAAAATCCTTAAGATAATGAAACCGCAGAAGTAATTCTGCGGATTCGGATTTACTTACACGATCAATGTAGTAATCAGACTTCACTCTTCGGCAAGACGTGCAAAGTACGAGAGTGCATCATCATCCTCATCTTCCTCAACCGCAGCACGACGGGTAGGTTGCAGATTGTTGAGTTCGGTGCGAAGGTCTTCATCGAGTTCCTTCACAGGACCACGGGTGTTGTCCTCATCAAACTCTTCGGGATCTTGATAGCGGGGAGTGCCCTTGTTACCCAGTACATAATCAAGACGCTTCTTCAGTTCGTCATAGGACTTGAACTGATCGGCAGCAACGAGTTCGGCAAGCGAATACTGCTTCTTCCAGATTGCTTCCATCGCATCATCGTCGTCCAGGAGAGCTTCAGAGCGAGCAAACTCAGAGGAGTCATAATTGCGATAACCAGCGACATTCTTTGCCTTCAGTTTGAAGTTGGCACCAGCCCAGAAGTCAAACGGATCAATTGCTTCCTCATCTTCAAACTCAGGTTGCATTGCAGCGGTGAGTTTGTCGAAGATCTTCTTACCATACTTGAACAGGAAGACCTTACCTTCATTGGCAGGGTTGGCAGGATCCTTCACCACATAAATATTGGACACATAGGTCAGTTTACGCTTCTGCTTACGGGCAAGTTCCTTACCAGCATCAGTGCCGTTGTTCCACAGTTCGGAGTTCAGTTCGGACACAGGATCTTTCTGACCCAGAGTGGTCAGCGAGTTCTCGATGTACCAACCACCAGGACCTTGGAAGGCGTGGGAATAAAGTTTCACAAACGGCAGGTCTTCGCCGTTGGGAGCAGGCAGGAAACGGATTACGGCATAACCATTGCCGCTCTTATCTACATCCAGTTTCCACAAGCGGTCATCACTAGAACCGCTGCTAGTATTCATTTTTTCTACTTCTTTGACCAATTTGGCAGTAAGATTGCCCAGCTTGGACTGCTTTTTAAGGTCGGAAAACGACATTTGGATTACCTCGGATAAATTGGATTCGGGGGATTACTCGGATAGTATAGCGAAAATTGAATCACCTGTCAATGAATTGTTTGAGTGACTCAATGGTTTTGTTCATACTACTGAATAAAACTTGCATATCAGTCTCTGGTGGGAAACCCATCAGTGCTACTGACTTGCGTAGGTTCTCTTTCATCTCAACCGCTTGTGGGTCATCTGAAAGGGACAACCTAGTATACATCACTCTCTGCTTTTCTAGCAAGAGCTCAAGTTTTTCAATGTGTTCCAGTTTAGTCTCACGGGGCATCATACCAAAAGTTAGAATGCTTCCGTAGATTTCTTCTTGTAACTTGTTGATTTCTCTCAGTTCGTCTTGAATAATGTCGGAGTCAAAAAAGCTACTCATCTATGATGTCCCTTAAAATTTTTTTGTAATTGAACATTTTTATTTAGATTTAGATTCATAATATTTCTGTTTTGATTGTAGTAATATCCGATCTTTATTTTGCTCATATCTTTCCTTTGCATGTAATATCATTTTTTCTCTATTTTCTCTATAATATTTTTTAGAATATTCCTTATTCTTATCTCTATTCTTTTTAGAGTATTCTAATCGTTTTTCTTTTAAAGATTCTTTATTTTCTTCTTTCCATTTTTTTACTCTTTCTTTATACTCTGGTTTATCTCTTGTTCTTTTTCTACTTTCTTTAAATGCCTTTAACTTCTCTTCTTCTGTTTTATATTTTTTATTTTTTTCTCCTATTGCTCTTTTAGCCTCATCGGTGTGATTCCAACCTGATATTCCCCAATTTCCAATATTTTCTGATTCTGGTAAAAAAGTATCATTAATATAATCTGGTCCTTCAATATTTAAGAATGCATTTAATTTGCTACAGTCCATTATTCTTTTAGTAGGGGTAATACTATTTATAGTGTAAAGGCGGGACTTACACAAGTCAAATACCCCTACCCGACTTTGCTGCCCGCCAATTATAAAATTATTTCTTTAAGTATTTTTTTATAACTGGAAATATCTACTTGAATGAAAGGAGAATACTTCTTAATCTTCAAGGAAACACACTCCCACACCGGGTCCAAAAGTTGCTTATCAAAAGTTTTCCCGAACAGGAATATTTTATCATAAATCACTAGGGTTTCAAGGGAAATTTTCCCGCCCAGGAACTTTTTAAGGACGGGTGGATGACCTTTGGAACAATTCAAGGCATCGTCTAATTTGATTTCCGAGAATAATTCGTTGCTTTGTTCTTTGAACAAGTAAGTCAAACTCTGTTGGCGACGCATCCAATCTGCGTAAGTCCTTTCTCCAGAATTGATAATTTCTCCAATCCATAAGTTTTGTGGGTTGTCTGCGGATACAAAGTTTGATAATAGAAAATCTACAATTTCCCGATCGGAATACTTTCTCGATGTTTTTTCAAACCAATATTTGTCTTTTCTTTTATTGAAAGATGTGATAGTGGCTCTTGATTTACCTCCATACTTAAAAAAGTCATATTTACTATTCGTAAAATGACTTTTCATCGAAAGATAAGTTTGATATGTCTCAAATGGACTCATAACGGAAGTCGTGCTCTCGAAGTCTTTTTCATGAAGTTGAGACGTGTGGCATCCCATTTCAGACGCTCTTTCAAAGGTTTTGAAATGAGCTTCACAACAGATTCTACTTCAAGACTATTAATTTCGCAATAGTGAACAATAGCATCAATATAATTGAAGTTTTCTTCCGCGACAATCTTTTCAATCTCAAGAGCAAACTTGGAAGGGGTTAAAAATTTACTTTCTATTGCCTGTTCTAGTTCTTTATTTGGTTCCATAGAGCTCCAGTTTATCTCTAACAAACGTTCTAATGTATTTGCTGAGCAGTTTGATGTATTTTGATTTGTCTCGTTCTTCATAGACAACGCATTCTCCATTTTCACAAGCCATAATGATTACAAGTTTTTTGACTGAAATACCAGTCAGTTCGTATAGCATACAACCATATGCCATACATTGAACAAAATAGTGTTCAATCCACTCGCGTGGTTTTGGTTTTTTGGAAGTCTTAAAGTCAATTATTGCTAACTCGCCGTCATATTCGGCAATGCAGTCAACTGTCCCAGCAATTCCCAGTTGTTTACTATATAGGGACCCTTCAAGGGCGTAAATATTATTTATACGTTTTAAATCCGTTTTCGCAATTTTAAACAGAAAATCCGCCATAGGCGCAACAGGCGGGAGATTCTTATTATCCAGATAGTTTTCCACAAGAGAATGCATATCTGTGCCCCGAGAAGTAGCCGCTTTAGTAATTTTCTGCGCCTCCTCCTCACCAACCTTTTTGCGCCAGTTATCGAAGATTTCACGATTAAAATGACTCGTAACAGAAGTAATCGAAACTAAGCGAAGAAGACTTTCTTCATCTGGAACCTTATAATAGCGAATACCATCAATTGTTTCACGCTCCAACTTAGGGAGTTCAATATCAACACGTTTAAACATTAAAAACCAGATTCCATTTTTGCGATGATGTATTCCTTAACAAGTCCAGAACGAACAATGTCTTCTACACCAAATTCAATTATATCAAACGAAGGCATTTTACGCAAGACCGACATAAAATCAACGATACCATTACGCTCGTTTGTTTTTTGTAAGTCCGACTGAGATGCATCACCACAGAAACAAATCTTGGTATTCTCACCAACACGAGTAATAATAGAATCAAGCTCGTGGAAGTTTAGATTTTGAAACTCATCTACAATCACAATAGCATTATCAAGAGTCGTTCCACGAAGGAATGAAGTGCTCCAAAACTTAATAGTTTCTTGTGACTTCAAGTTACCATAAAGCATCTCAAAGTCTGCATCAGAAGGCATCTGGAACATATACTTCACCATATTCTTATAAGGAATCTGGTAAATGTCTGCTTTGTCCTCATGAGAACCAGGCAAAAATCCAATCTCTCTTGTGGCGACTAGAGAGCGAACAAGGTAGATTCGTTCGTAAGGAGTTCTTTCATCCAGAACATCACACAGAGCATTATAAAGAGTAATGAATGTTTTACCTGTTCCAGCACATCCATATGCTACAAGATGTTTTCCATCTACATAAGAATCGAAAAGACGTTTTTGATTATCTGTAAGGGGATCAATCTCAACTAAGTAATCTGCACTTAGAGGTTTTCTCCTTTTCATCTGTTTTGCAGTTAGACCAACTCCGATTGGTTGGTCAATATTGCCTCTTTTTCTTCTTGCCATTAGATTTTCTTTACGCGAGAACCAGGTGCTTTTGATGCCTTATGAAGGACATCATTCCATCCAGGATTACGATTGATCAGTTTATCTTTCCACTCACCAACCTCTCCAGGAGAAGGACAAGTCGAAGGATCAGACCAGTCACGAGTCCAGTCTGGATTATCATTTTTCCACTGGTCCCAGTCGTGGATACTCATTTCCACTTCTTTCTGTTCACCAGTTTTTGTATTCACTACAGGATATGTTGCCATTGTTATAATTTCAAGATAATTTATTTATTAGTAAATCCAACCTTCAAACTTTGTCCATTCAAGTGCTTCGGCAACTGCAGGAAACTGCTCAATAAACACATTTTTACAGGCAAGTGCAATGTCCATGTGTTCTTTCTGAGTCCCATTAGCAGAGCGAAGATTGATATAATGTATCCATGACCTGCACGATCCACTCATATAGATACGTGTGGGCGTCGCCAAGGGTAGTACAAACCTTGCACACTCCTTAGCAACCCCATGGGCGAGAAGTTCCTTGTAGAGTTGCATAGAGTGCGTAAAATGCTCTTGAATTTTGCTCTGCAAAGTCAGTTTTTCATAGTCAGAAATATCATCAATCGAATTCTGACGATTCTTAGTATCTTGGCGACGCAAATCAGGAACGGGAATATACTCAGAGATCAATGACGTATCGGCATAACGCTGAGAAAACTCTTGGTAGGTGAAACTCCTGTGGCGCAGAATTTGTGCTGCGATACCACGATTCGTCTCAATCTCAAGAGTCATAAAAGACTGCTCAAAAACAGACCAATGATTATGCTTAATACAATAAGCAAGCAACTTGGCATAGTTTTCGTTGTCTTGATTCGCTGGGTTGCTAACTCTAGCAACATACGCCATTGTTTGTTCTGCATCGGGCGTCACACTGATGAGTTTTACAGTCATTTCTTTCCAAATCCTTTGAATGTGTGTGCTTCTAGTCTTGCAACTTCTTCTTCTGCCTCACGAAGACGTTTTTTCATCTCATGCATTTCAGTTTCACTATACAAGTGATTCTGTGCAACAAGTCTCTTCATCAATTTTAAGAGTTCTTTTGCTTTTTTAGTCTGTGTATCCATCGTCATCATCAAAAATCTCGTCGTAATCTGTGTGTGTTTGATTTTGTGGTGCTCTGTAAGCAGAAACGTCAGAATAAATTTCCACCTTTAAAGAATCTACCAACATTTCCAGATTACGGACAATTAGTTTTAGTTTGTCTCTGTCCATAGGATAGTATTCTCTCTAAGTATCATAACATAAAAAAAGGAGGGGATCAACCCCTCCTTGATAATTTACTTATAAAGCCACTGAATGTATGATGACAACAATATAGTCATCAGTGCAATCGCAGCAGTTGAAGATACAATAAATTGTGCCATCACTTTGCTGCAACTAGTTGTGCTAGTTGGGCTTGATGACGACGCTCTTCTTTTTGTTTTTGTTCTTTGATTATTTGAAGGAAGTTAAGTTTTTTCACTTCTGCACCTCCATGTTTTTACATGGGCGGTATGCTAATCCACGATATGTATTTTGTGGATGAGCAGGAGCATGAGTCTTGAGATACCAAGTTTCATACTCTTTCTTTGCATTGTCGGTGTCGTATTGACAACCTCTATAAACGGCTTTAGACATTAGGTTTTCTCCTTAATTTTGAGGCTAAAGAGCGTTCCTTCAGTCGGCTTTTGCGTCTATTTTGCACTCCTTTGGAGAGATTTGTTTGATCTCCCATATCAAATCATTCTTAGCTTGTTTGGGAATGTTCTGTTGTTGAACTCTTCCCGCAATTAATTGTGCTTGAAGGCATGAAAGAATGAGTGTCTCCATAGATGAACGATCCGTTCCGAGTCGGCTTACTTCCGTCCTATTAAGTTTTAGCACCTTGTAATCACATCCTTTCGGAGTTCTAATAGCAATTGGTCTTCTTTTCTCTGGTGAACAACATCGTCGTTTTTAACGATGTCCATTAGTTCCCACGCTGCGTTACAACTTATTGTGACTGGAAATTCAGTCTTATTAGGTTGTGGTGAGGCAACAGAAAGAAGTGGAACCCATGCTAAAAGCAAAAGTGCTTTAGTCATAGGATGAACGTTAGAGGAATATTATACCTCTATTCATCTTATATAGGTGAGAAATATCTTGAAATAGTAACAATAGATACAAAAATGTATCTATATTATACTAAAAAGCGTGAAGATTTGTGAAAACCCTCACGCAAGAAAATTTTGCCGGAAAAATTTTGCCTTATATGAGGAATTACTTTCGCTTTTTGGTTTTGGGTGATTGATAACCCCAGAGTTTAGGATTGACTCTACCATACCCAAAGTCAATGTCTTTTAAGTTTTCACGAAACTTATCCCAATACATATCAAACAAACGAGTTCTTGTTCCCCTGGTCAGATCAAAACAAATTTTTTCATCAACAATATACTTGATAATATAAGCATCATTTGGTGCTTCTTTGGTACAAACATCAGCATATGAACCATTTTCAACAAGAATGTCACACCCATAGCGAGACTTACAAGTTTCTTTTTCTGCTGGTGTCCAATAGTCCATATGCTTTTCCGTACTTTGCGTTTGTTCAATCACATCACTAAGTTGACTCACGAACGCCCTCCCCAAGTAATATCAGGATATGCCTCAGAGACAATTTCCTTCGTAATCTTATACTTTTCGGATAGATTTTTATCCTTTACAAGGCAAATGATTTCTGCTTCAAGAGGATGAAGCCCTTCAAGAATATTAATAAACATTGTTTCACGACGAATGCTATTCAAAGCATCGTTACCACCTTTAATAAAGTGATAGAAGTTTACATACTCTCTACGAATCGTCGTGTGTCCTTGACGATCTGTTGCTCCAAGAGAGAATGATCCAGTCTCGTGCATCCTACGGATGTCCTCGGTAATCTTAGTGCTTAAAGAACCACTATAAGAAGTCTGTTCAGCATATCCAGAATAAGGAACAGGACCAGTTGGAAGAACAGAAATGATGGATTCATCAAAGTTCCAAATTAAAGTTGCCTTAAGCGAAGGATGCTCATATTTTTTAAGAACTTCCACTTTCTTAGCATTGGACTTTTGCTTAGATACTAAATCAAATACTTCAAAAGCAAAAGGACTTGTTGGAAGTTCTACGATAGCAGTTTCTTTTACTACCTTTGGTTTAGTCGTCGTTGTCTTCTTCTGTGTCGTCGTAGTCATGATAGTTCTCAAAATTAAATGCAATCACCTCATCTGGAATCAGGTTGCCCTGGTTATCGAACATTTCGGGGTGAGGTCTTGGTATTTCCCGATAGTTCATCATATATTCTCTTGCTACCCAACCTGCCATTATCCCCACTATAAGAAACAAAAAGGTTAGAAAGGAACCGAAAACTAAACTAACTGCTAACATTTCTTTTACCTCGGGAAACTACTTTTTTCTTCCTTGACTTAAAGGAAAATTCAAAATAGATAGTGACTTCCCGATTTAGAAAGCAAACTATCTTCTCAAAGATAATGTGGAATGGTTGAGTTTGCTTTCTTTTCCCTCCATTAAGTATGAGTTCAATACCACGATTAAAGTGGTCTTCAGTTTTATTTAGGTCACGATTTGATGACTTGTTGTTCTTTGAGGAATTTGATTGTGTCAACGGATCCTCCTATTTTTTTATCGTCACAAATAACTTGAGGAAAAGTAGATCCCTCGCCAAACTCGGCATAGAATTCCTCTCTAGTAAAGTCTTGTCCTAAAGTATACACTACAAACTTCTGTTCTGTCAACTCTAATACTTGTTTGACTTTACTGCAATACGGGCAATTTTCTTTTGAATAGACTGTAAAGTTCATAATTCTTTAATAACTTATACTAATTTATAAGAGAAAAAAGGAGGGTATAAACCCCCCCTTGTTAACCACCAACTCACCTCTCCCACCACAGAGAGGGTCTTCATTCCCAAAGATACAAGGATGTTGAAGACCTTGATATTATAAGAGAAAAAGACAAAAATGTCAAATCAACCCTGAGATTCGGTCCAGGTTACTCGTCCAGAAATAGCTCTTGTTTGCCCCGAAATATTTGTGGCAAAAACAGTTAATGTATCTGGTCCATCAGGATAAATGCCAGGTCCACCGAGAATACTATTACCAAGTTCACGAATTGTCGTGATTGGATAAGTAGTATTTGCAAATCTACCTTGTCCATCTTCTGCGAAAAATGCAGTAATAACATCTCCCCCACTAAATGCACCACCAGTGAAACTATGGTCAATATATTGTGCAATAGATCCGTTAGGAGCTCTTCTCCAGTTAGCAGTGTTATTTAATACATTCGATTCAGCATTAATTCTGACCTCGATAGCAAAATTACCATTAGCAGAAAGACCAATACTATCAAGAGATAGAGAAGATCTATTAATTAAGTTTCGAACTCCATAAAATCCAGGAATACCAAAGTCAACACTAGGCGCCAATCTAAGAGTTATAAGAGCAACTCTTACATTATTACCAACAAATTGATATCCACCAACACCTTGTGCTGTTTGTGCCGTAAAGAGGTATGCTTTATCAACATCAAATCTACCATCCATAATCACAGAAACACCCCAATGACTTAAAGAAGGAGAGCAATTCTGATTAATTGATAACCAAGTATCATTTATTCCAGCAGTTGTTGGTCCACCAAGAAGACCACCAATATTTCTAGTTATTAAGTTTAATGTTCTAACACTTCCTGCTAATCCTCCCTTCGTATAATTAATGTATTCATTATTAATTGCGATTGTGCCTGAAGGTGGTAAGAAAATAGCTTCGGATTCATTTACATTAATAGTCGATGATCCACTTGTCATTGAAGTCAATAATTTACCAGACTTAGATTTAGATGAAATTTCAAATCTACCTGGTAGGTTACCAGTTCTCATATATGCTTCGGTATTAATATTATTTTGTTTTACTTCATGAACATAATGAATATATCCATCTGTTGTTCTAATTCCCCAACGAACTTTACCAGCACCATACCAAGAATAATCAATAAAGACCATTTGCATTCTATTTGGATCTAGAGTGTATTTACTTTCTCCAGTTCCATCTAGTTTGTCTATATTGAATTGATCTTGTCTGTAACGTTCATCGGTTGTTTTAACAATTTTAACATCAGTTACTGACGTTGATCTATAATCAGGAGAAACAGTTAAATCAGTATCACTGCTTATTTTTGTAACAAGATAATTTCCACCTTTGATAATGATATTATCTTCTTCTTTAAGTTGAGTTAAAAATTTAGTATTTGTTCCTATTACCGAAGAAGAATTTTGTGCAATTGCAATTCTTCCTGCCAATTGATTTGTACTGGATCTTTTTACAGCATGTAGATATTTTCCATCATGCTCAAAAAATATTCCATTTTGGTCATCGAACAAACCAGATCTTACTGTAGCATCATTCCATTCAATAACTTCAACTCTTGGGGTTCCTCCAGGATTAGTATCAGTTGGCAGTCCACCATTACCAGCACTTACATTTACGTTAATTGTAAATGTAGTTCTATTCACAATGGTGGCAACTCTGTACTCCCCATTATAAGGGTTATTTCCACTCGTAACAGTAAATCCAGTTAATTTGACTTTGGCGCCCTGTAAGTAAGTACTGGAACTAGTGAATCCATGTTCTTGATCTGTTGTAATAGTCAAAGAATAAACTTCGTTTGTTCCAACTTGATAAACGTTTGTTAAAACACTCCAGGTAGATGCATCATAAACTGGTCTAAAAAGAATACCAGTAGAGAACATAATGCCTTTACCAGACTGATATCTAAAATATTTACGTGTTTGTCTGATAATTTGGCAATTTGGACTATTTGAAGATGGGTTAATTTGAACTCCACCATCCAAATATCTATGAGATGCAATTCCCTCATTTCTGACATAGACATTAGTAGATCCACTACTTAATGTTGTGGTACTAGCATAATTCGTTAATTCTCCAGTTACATATTCAACTGCAGTATCACTTACCACTCTACTTACGTCACGAGCACCAATCCATGTTGCAGAGCTTGAAGCGGTTGAATCTACAATATAAAGTTTTGATCCTATATGTAATGAATGATTAGAGAGAAAGTTTATTCTTGCTCTTGTTGTTCCAGAAACAGATTGGATATTATTTAGTGGTAATGAAGAATTAGTAAAAAATCCTCCAGTATAGAGTGCAGTATAATCTGTTTTTTGATCTCCAACATACGCTGTTGGAGATCTATGTACAAATCTAAATGAAGTTGTAGAAACTACTTGTGTAATCAAAAATGCTCCATCAAGATATAAAGTATCTTTGGTTTCTTTTAAAATGATAGGATTACCAATTGCAAAAGGAACTGCTGGTGCGGTAGAAACTGTAACTTGTAAGGCATTAGATGATCCAGTTTGTCCCCAAGCAACTCTAAATGCTTGTCCTGTAGTGTATGGTGCAGCTCCATTAATATTAGGAGTCCATGTTGCTAAGTATGAAGTAGAAGGTCCACTGCCATCTTGTAATCCGGTAACTCCATTTTGTTGTTGGTTAGCAACATAATGAAGTTCAATATTATTTTGCCCTTCGGGGAATCTTAATTCAACTACGATAGAATTGAGTGGTCCACTGAAACTAGATCCTTCCCATCTAACAATCCAAGTTCTATTTGGAGCAGTACCAATTGTGATATCACCTAACCATTGAATTCTCTGATCAGCTGCGTTCCATTTTAAACCAGGTAAACCTGCTGGTTGATCCTCCCCAGCTAAGTTAGAGTATTGACCAGATCCTCCACCAAAAGTAACATATCCATTACTACCAAAGAATGCTCCAGTATAAACAGTACCTAAAAAGTTAATATTAAAAGGTGAATTTATAAAAAAGTTAGTATCATCAAAGTTACCAGAAAAGTACTGGGTCATTCCAGCTCTACCATTCTCTAAGAAAGTGGTATTAGTTGCAGAACCAGTATACCCACCAGAAGCAGCGGGTAAAATACTTAAAATATCTGAAGCTGTGAATGCTGGTTCGTTTGCTCTTTGGAAAATACTTGAAATATTATTTTGAAGTTGCACAGATTCCCATTTTGTTGCCTGTAAAGAATACTCAAAGTCAGTATCCATCAATGCTTGAGGGGTTGACACCCTCATTTTTTCTACAGGATCTTGATAGGTAAGGTTTGGCGAAATTTGAGTTTCTTTATAATACTCATCAACATAGATCTGCAATTGATGAGAGGCAGACATTGAACTTGTATTAGTTTGAAGTGTCAATGTCGTTATATTTGTGGCATCACTATAAGTCGCGGTTCCACCCAATCCAGAAGACGCAAAATTATAAATGATTGTATTGGTTGAAGTATTTGTGATTAACAAAAATCTAGCCAATTCATAGTAACCAGGTATTGCAATCGTTCCTACGTTAGCATTGCCTGGTGTAAATGTATATTGATGAACAAGTTTTTTTGCCATTCTTCAGTACCTATCGTGTTACTATTTATTAAATTACCCTAAGGCAATTGCAAAGGCAATTGCCT